CATCTGACAGTTGCTTCAAACTTCTTGAGAAATGGTACAACACCCGTGTGTTGAACTTCTCCACCTCTGATTTTGCTGTTGATGCCACGGATTCTACCAGCGTTGATGCCGATTCCCGCCCTCTGTGCAACGTATCTGCCAATAGCCATATCACTAGTAAAGATACTATCGAGGGTGTCATCAACATCAACAAGGACACAGCTAGCAAATTGTCTAAGCGGAGTTCGCACTCCCGCCATGATTGGTGTTGGGATGTTGATTTTGTGTTTGGAGATTGCGTCATAATACCTCTTGACATATGACATACGGGTTTCTTTTGGATACTCTGCAAAAATAGTCAAAGCAATCATCATGTACATAAATTGTGGTGTTTCATATACACCGCCACTGCTTCTATCTTGCACGAGGTACTTATCAACGACTTGACGTAGACCTGCATAAGTAAAGAGATAGTCGCGGTCATGATCAATATAACCATTAGCGCGTTCAATCTCTTCTTTAGAATACTTGTTAAAGATATCATCATCATACACTTCGTGGTTAACACATTGATAGATGTGCTGCTCCAAAGAAGGTAGTTCTTTCATTTTTCCATAAAGTTGCTTACGCACCGAAAAAAGAAGTAGACGAGCAGCAACATACTGATAGTTAGGATGTTCCAGATCAATAAGATCTGATGCGGAACGAATCAGAATTTCTTGAATTTCTGCTGTAGTAATTCCATCATAGAACTGAATACCAGATGTCATTTCAACTTGACTTGCAGAGACTCCTGCAAGACCTTTACACGACTCTTCAACCATCAAATGCATCTTATCTAGGTCAAGAGACTCAATTCGTCCATCACGCTTTTTTACTTTGGTGCCGTTACTCATATTTTCTTCCAGGTAGTAAATTTAAGTTTTGCTTCTAATCCAGAATATGTATTTGATTCTATCACAGACTGCACATCCAGTCCAGATAAAACCATATCGTTAATATCCTTTTCTTTTATGTTGGAGGGCCATATTACGACCTTATCTCCTTTACTGATACAGTGTTCAATTCGTCGGTGGATTTCTGCATTACGTGGTTCGTTATCATAAATCCACACACAATCGCTAATACCCCACTTACTAATATCACCATCAGCTCCGCAAAGAGCAATTGAGTTGCGAATGAAAGTTGAGTCGAATGGACCTTCTGTGATGTAAACAGTTTGATCTTTTTTGATTTCATCGAGACCATATATTTTTGGGGCATAATCATCAAGCATTACGGTAATATATTTAATCTTACTAGGACCAAGTGCTCTACCTTGAAATCCTACAAGAGTATTTTGATAGAACAGAGGAATAATAATCCTAGGTTCATCTTTAAAAGTATTATCGAAGACTTCTTTAAAAGAATTAGTCCACGACTTAAATTTTTCGGCGTAATAATAGTTATATGGGTTTAATTTTCTCTTTACCAAATACTCATTTGTACCAGAATTTTCTGATGCTTTTGGTAAATTTAATTTTGGTTTAAACTTTGGTACTTCAAAATTAAACTCCGGTTCATCTACTATAAAATTTTTACCAGTTTTTCCATCCTTAAATTTTTCAAAAGTATATTGCTTATAGATTGTAGGATCTAATTGCTTAAGAAAGTTGTTAAAAGAAATATTAATTCCACAATTATGACACTTAAAATTTGTATTGTTTTTTACTTGATACAAATATCCTCTTGCTTTATTTTTATTTTTTTGAGAATCACCACAAATAGGACAACGAAAATTGTAGAGATTGTGCTTTACTTTTTTAAACTTTTGAAATCGCGTAGAAATCAAATTGATGTACTTTACATCAACAAAATCCATAATCAAAAATTAACCTGTTGATGTACTCTACATGACCTACCCAATTTTGTCAAGACAAAGTGACGTGATTATTGCTGTCCATTTAACAACCGAGTTCGTCGCTTTTTGTATGGTGTAGAGAGTGATTTTCTTTTGAGTTTTCATTGGCGTTAATGCCAACACTCAATTATTTATTTCTAACTTGATGAATAAAAGAATTTATAGATGAAGATATTACGTTATTAATAACAGGAAGAAACAATAAAGCAAAAGCAACTACTCCTGCTGCCATCCATCTAAATTTAAAAAGTTCCTCTATTTTAACTTCTATTTTTCCAACCTTCTCGCCAATATTGATGTCTTGCTTTATACATTGATCAAGTCTCTCATCATGGACTGCAAGCATTTTGCAGATATTTTGATTTGTTTCACTTAAGGTTTGAATGGCGGCATCTACACGCTCTACCATTTCCTCGTGAATTTTTACTCTTTCTTCAAGAACTGCAACTTTTATTTTTGAGTCTTGACCGAACATTGCTCTTATGGGGTTGATTTTTTTCTCTTTTTAATTAAATCAGTTCTATAAAGAGGTGGTAATCTTCTTGCAACTCCACTTCTACCATCAAATTTTATTTTTTTTGATCTTCCAGCAGTTGGTCCTTCAGCAGGTGATGTTTCTCCAAATCCACCAGAACCTCCAGGAGAATTTGCTGTCATCATCTCTTCTCTTATTATTGAGATAATCCAGTCAAGTTTCTTCTTTTCCATTGTAGATTTTATAAAGTTCTCCTAAACATTGTAAGTCAACTTGAATATCGTGAATTCCAGTTTTTGGATATTCTGGAAGTTTATTCAAAAAAATAATAAATGATTTTAATATAGACCACAATTCTTTTTCTATTTTAAAAAATAACATAGGTGTTGTTGCTTCACCAAAAATATTATAGAGAATAATAAAATGATTTAAAATCAGATGAATTTTAAGTTCACCTGATTTTTTATATCTTTTCAACAACCTTTTAATATACTTGAAATGATTTAAATCTTTTTCAAAATCCTCTTTTGTTACTGCTTGAGGGTTTTCATAATTTTTAATGGCAAATAAGAGAAAATTATCCTCATTCAATTCATTGAATATCATTTAATATCAAGCAAAAGGATTTGAATCATATAATGGAGTATTTCCAGTAGTAATTCCAGACATTGCAACTAGAACTTCTTTTTTCACTCTCAAATTGCCTTCAGAATCCTTATAAGTTTGAATACCAACCCATCCCGAATGAGTCAATTCGTAAGTAGTGGTTGCAGCATCAGCAAGTCCAGCATCAGCAACACCATAGATAGATGCTTCATAACCACCACTTATTCTATCGAAATTAATGGCATTACCAGAGGTAATAGAAGAAGCAATAGTAGAAGCAAGAGAAACCGTTGTTGATGCGATTGAAGTAACAACTTTAGAAACACTTCCGCTAACTAAAGTATCACCAACTAAAATACCAGTTGTACTTGCAATTGCAACAACATTAGTTCCAACACCAGAGGTGGCAGCTGCTGTGGTCGTTACAACAGTCGTTGTTTCAGTTGGATCAGTGAATATCTGTTGATATCTCTTGTCCTTGATAGTGTATTTTGGAAGTTCGCTAATATCAAACTGAACTCCAGAAATAGCAGCACCACTTAATCCACAAGTTCTTCCAATTGACAATTGAGTTGTACTTGCAATACCAACGATTACGGCATCGCCATAATAAGTCCCTGCTCTATCACCAAATCTAATTACATCTCCAGTGGCAGCAGCTCCAACTTGACCAAAAGTTGTTCCACTACCAGTTACAATAAGGGTATCATAATCCAGAGATACTGTTCCACCAGATCCTTTAGCATCATTATTTCCCCAGAGTGCCATGTCTTTCTTCCGTATAAAAATTACTTGATAATAATATTTATAAAAAAGGAGACTATTACTTTTTGTCTCCTTTGTGTAAAACTATTCTTAAAAAATTAGTTGTTAAATCTAATAATCCATTCTCTTCAAATTTTTTTGTTTTTGCTAACCACTCAGAGGCAGTTAGTAACAGACCAAGAACAATAGTTACTCCCCAGTTAGTTACAAAACAAGTAATCATGCTTGTGGTGTAAAGAGTTTGTCTTTAACTAACTCAAGAACTACATCATCAATACTATTGTCAGTTGATTTTACATATTTGGTTAAAAGTTCAACAACAAGATTTTTAACTGCCGGATGAGTCGCAATTGAAATAAGAAGTGGTTTTACCACTGCTACTACTGCACTCATGATGTCCTCCGTGTGAAGAGTATCCTGTTCTATTTAGATTTAATTATTTTAATTTTAGATTTCTTTCACGAGAAGATGACGAGTTGAAACTTCTTCATCAACAAGTTCACCATTTAATTCATAAGAAGAAGAAAGTGATTGCAAATTAACTCCTCTTTGAGCAGCAATTTTTTGTGCTTGAGATAACTTTTGTTGAGCAGTATCAACATTTTTTCTTGCAGTTAAAACCTGACTAATTTGACTTGTGTTTTTTTGTTGAGATGATTTAGGTTCCTGTGTTTTTGGCTGAATAAGTTGTGCTGCCACTGATTGTTCTTCAATCTTTTCAATCATTTTAGAAAGAAGTGATTCTCTAATTGCTTCCTCTTTAGTTTGAACTTTTTTAGGAAGTCCTTCATGAGATGTCTTAGCAAAATCACGAATTTTCTTTTCACTCATTGAATCAACAATGTTAAGAACTTCAGCACTTACTTCAGATCTTGGAGTTTCTCCTCTCTTTACAGAAAGAGCAAGTCCAAAAATCCTTTGCTGTTGCTTACTTTCTGATTTTTCAGAAAGTTGCAACTCCTCTTTTGTTAAACTTTTTAACAATTCATTTGCTTTTTTACGTTTTTCTGCTCTTTCTTTTTTCGCCTTTTCTTTTGCATCAATTTGTGCTTTTACATCCTCAACCGATGGACCACCTTTTCTTCTACGAGCACGACGTGGGTTTTTAGGTCCATCAGTTTTTATTGTCGTAGTTTTTACTTTTGGATTTGCTTTTGGTTTTGGTTTTGGTTTTTCTGGTGCAGATTTACCGACTCTAGGATTTTCTGATGTTCCTTCAGATGATTTTGGTTTTTTAGGAGTTACATCTTTTACAGAGACTTTTTTAACTTCCGATTTAGATGGTTTTGGAGATCCTGCAACTTCAATTTTTTTACCAGCACCAATTCCTCTGCGAAGACTTGGTGCTCTCGTTCCTGTCTTAGAATGAACTTCACTTGGTTTTTCTGGATTTTCTGGTTTTTCAACTTTCGTTTTCTTACCAAGTACTTTTTGAAGACCACGCTTTAATTTAGATGCAATTCTAGATAATAATCCAGGTTTTGATACAGAAGTAGAAGAACTATCAGATACTTGAGATTGAGATTTTTCAGATTTGCCATGTCTACCTCTTTGGTATCCACTCGATACTTCTCTACGTAGTGCTTTTGCTCCTCTTACGGCAACTCCAGCAGCATATCCAGCACTTTTAGCAAGTGCTTTTCCCACTTTTTTAATAGCAGACTTAACTTTTTTAAGTCTGTCTTCTTTAATGGTAGTATCAGTATCTACAGATTCACTTATGATTTGAGATGATACCTCCAGAGATTCTAAAAGAATATCTTGAATTTCTAATACATCATAACCTTCTTCAAGGCACTCTAAAAATACTTCTTCTACGACTTGTTCGATCAAATTGTCGCTGAGAAAAAATATTTCAGATTCTGAAAGATGATCAAGAACTCCTTCAAAATCTTCTATTTCAGAAAATTCTAAAAGAGTTCCTCCAAGATTTTCAATAGACTCTCTCATTCCATCACCAAGATCAATAGATGGATTGATGGTAATTTTATTTTCTACTTTCTTTTCAACAACTTTTTCTGATTTTTCAATCTTATCAATTACTTCATATAAATCATTTCTCCAATTTGAGAAACCTTCCTTGATTTTTTTCTTTTTCTTAAACTTACCAGAAACTTCTCCTGGTTCATATCCAATACCATCATCATCATCATCAAACCACTTCTTAATTTCTTTCGCTTCTTTTACCTTTTTTCTCTTAAACTTACCAGAAACTTCTCCTGGTTCATATCCAATACCATCATCATCATTATCCCACCAACGTTTTACTTTTGGTTTTTTTGCTTCATCAAGTTGTTGCCCAATAACTTGATTGAAATAAAGGTCAGTAATATCGTTTACAATATTATTATCCATTAGAATAAATGCTTTCTTTTATTTTTCTATACTTATTTATGAAATTGACTCCATATGCCTTTCCACCATACTGAAGATTTTCTTTTCCTGTTTCAATTGCTCCAGGAGTCTTACTTGCATAATGCTTAAATGCACCTAAAGTTCCTACAAGTGTATTTGGATGAGTTTTATCTCTCATTGGACTATCCATTTTAACTTCAGTATATTCTGTTAAATCTTTAATCCAAGACTTAAACATATATCCTTCTTCAGTTACACAGATTAGATGATTGGTTCCTCTACGCATTACTTCACCAATCAATCCAGTATTTAAATTTTGTATTTTATCTCCGATCTTAAAAATTTTACCAGTTACATAATTTTCACGAAGATTTTTCATATCATATTTTGGAGCAATCTCCCAAAGATTATAACTTTCTTTTTGGACTTTTGTTTTCTTAATTTTCATTCCTTGACGAACTTGATCAAACAATGCTTGAGTTTCAGCATCATCTAATGTTTTTGGTGTTCCTCTTCTAAAAGTTGCAAAGTCATTATCCATTACTGCTTTTCTCATTTTAGATGCAGACATTCCCATCACACCTTCCGCATCAGCATCTCTAACTCCAGCAGAAATTACACGAATTAAATCAAAGTTGTAAAGATCTCCATTATACTTTTGAGCAAGATTTTCAAATTCTGACTGACGATCAGATCCACATACAATATTTACATTTGCATATCCTTCCTCTGCGGCAGTCACTAATACATTGAATATTGTTTTCATATCAGGATCATCAATAATATTGTCCTCGTATTGAGGAAACATTTTTCTCATATAATGAATTTTAACTTCAGGACTCAAAGGATTTTTTTTCGGATCTTGAGTTCTAGAAGGATATATTTTTAAGTCTCCACCAACTGATACTTTTTTTGCCATGTTAAAAGTCTTATCATGCCCAATTGTCGGTGGATTAAATCTACCAAATACAATAGTGAGAGTACCACCTTCTTCCGGAACTTCTTCTTCTGGTGCTGGTGCTTGAATTCTTTGAGAAGCAGGTACTTGCGCTTTTGTTGATTGTGGTTGTGAGGTTACAGGTGCTTGTACTCCTTTTGCTTGTGCTGATGGTTCTTTAGATGCTTGTCTGCCATCAAGAAATACCAACTTTCCACCCTCAGTTTTTGCGACCATTTTACCGGAGCGATTCAACCATCCACCATGACCATCACCAGTTAATCCTAGTTTTTTGGCCTGTAAGGATGCTTGAGATTCTCTTGCTTCGGATAAAAATCGTAAAAAATTTTTCATATAATTGTTTTTATATTTTTATTTATTTTTATCGCTTTTTTATATTTATGGAGATAAGGGGGCACGATCCCCTAACCCCCAGCTTGCAAAGCTGGTGCTCTACCAATTGAGCTATATCCCCAGGTTTAAATATTATAAAACCCTCTCAACTAAAAAGTCAAGAGGGTTAGAGCAACCTTCCGATTTATTTATCAACCACGAGAAGAATCAAGAATGTTATTTCTCCAATCTTCACTCATGTTAACCATGATTGCTTCTGCAGACTCAACACTATCAGCATATCCTTCATCAAGAAGATGCTCAAGAACCACATCATAAAGATCAAGAGTTTCAACTTCTTCAATTAAATATGACTCTACTAAATTAGAGGTTTGATCATCACACAAATTCTCAATTAGGTCGTATGCTTCATAAACATTGTTCACATATCCATCATTAATCAGGTCTTGAACTAAGATATCTAGAAGTTCAAAACTCTCTGAAGCAGTAAGTCTTGCTTCTCTTTTTTGTGCTTGTATTCTGGATTTTTTGGTTTTAAAAGTACCAGCAGGTTGTCCTTGTTGAACCGTTTCGGATGGACCAGATCCAGAAGCTGCTGAAGCAAGTTTAGCAGCTGCTGCTTTTCTTCTATCTACGGAAACTGTCTTAGTTTTTGCTGCAGGAAGTGCCGGTCTCTCTTTTCCAGGTTGTCCAATTCTTGGATTTGCTGAGGTTCCAACTGGAGATGCTTTAAATTCACTAGTATCTCTTCCTCTAGAAGCAGCTGCTTGGCGTCTAGCAGCTCTTCTCATTTCTCTACCAGTTGTTCTTGCTTTTGCTTCTCTTGCAGATTGTCCACTGAACTCTTTCTTAGCAGCAGAAGCACCTGCTTTAACTGCACTGCCAACTCTCTTAACTAGACCAACGATTTTTTCTTTAGCAGACTTAAGTTTACCACCAACTTTTGCAGCACCACCTGCTGCAGCAGAAACTGCTCCAGCACCTAGTGTCTTTGCTCTTTCTCCTGCTCTTTTTGCAGCACCCTTAATTCTTTCCATTCTTGCTGTTCTTCTTTCAGAAGCTTCAGCAGATCTCTTTGATTTAGTGGTTGATTTATTATATGCTTTTGCTTCTTTAGAACCTGCAGGAGCATATGGATTCATTTCTAAAATGAGTCCTTCAAAAACTTGAACACATTCAGAAAGTTCTACACCTTCAGAAAGAATTTCTTCCATTACTTGATCAAGTTCATTGTCACTTAAATCATCAATAAAAGAAAGATCTTCTTCGATAGAAATATCATCACGAAGTTCTTCATCATAAACAGCAACATATGCTTCACACAAACCTCTAATCTGTTTTGAGTCCATTTGATAATTTTTATATTTTCTATGGATTATTTATAAAATAAAACTATCCACCTCTTCCTTTTGTGCCATAAGTTCTTCCAGATCTTGCAATATTTGTTCCTCTTCCTCCAGCAGTTCCTTTCTTAGCATATCTGTGCTGAGTAATTACATCCGGTTCCGCAGGAAGATCTGTTCTTTGAACATTGCTGGTTGTTCCAACTCTACTTGCAACATCTTTTGGTTTTGATGCATAACCACCAACATATGAATTTGGTTTCGTCTGTGGTTTTGGTTTATCGCTAGTAGCAGCTCCTATTTTTGCCTGAGTTCCTGCTTGAAGTTCGCCCGCCTGAACATTTAATTTCTTAAATGTTTCCATATCGCCTTTTTGCATTGCTTGTCTTGCCTTTGCTCTTAATGCTGCAATTTGAGAAGAAACGTTTTCTGCTTCAGCAATAAACTCCGAAAAAGTTTTCATTACACCTAAACACTTTTTAGTATTTATCAAATTAAACCAATTCCATTGGATAATGCTCAGAATCTATGTTTATAGTTTTTTTCTTTTTTTTCTTTGCTTCGTTAACTGGAGCAAGAGCAAATAATCCAGGATTTTTTTCTCCAAATTTTCTTACGATTGTTCCTGCAAGTCTATTTGCTTCATTTTCTGTAGGACTTCCTGCCTTACCACTTCCATGAACTCCATAACTATGTTGACCATAATGAGTAAGTTCATGCGCTAATGTTCTTAGAATATCCATAATCTGACGACCTTTAATAGAAATCATAATACGATTATCTTTAATCTGACCAAATGCTGCAATTCTTTTTGCAAACTTAGGATCATCAACAAAATGAATTTTTGGTAGTTTTTTGATTTTTAATTCTTTTTTTACAAAAGGAAGAAAGTTATGAACTATATTTTCAAATTGTTTTGTTGATATTCCTTCTGCAATAAAAGACAGTGAAATGATGAACATCTCACTGTCTCTTTGAAGTTTTCTCCACTCAGAAAAATACATTGTCGTTTTCTAAGTATTTATTATTCTCCAACTACAAATTCAATTCCATCATCAAGTTGTCGAATCACTCCACGAATATCAGTTACACGAGGAGGAACACTCACTTCATCATAAGTATATCCTTTTTGAGAATCAAACAAAACTTGACGAACTGCTGCGGCACTACGAGCATCAAGTTTTAGAGTTACTTGTTTTTCTTTAGTCATAGATCTCCCACCTTACGATTTTCTGAGCGTTCAATACTAAATGCACCTTCAGGATAACGAGCACTTAGTTTTTCAAAGTTCATTTGGATTACTTCTTCAATAGAAATATCAAGTCCAATACATGCCTGTGAAACATACCACATAATATCTCCAAGTTCACGCTTTAGATGAAAAAGATTTTCTTCATTTACAGGTTTACCTTGGAATACAATTTTTTTCACCACCTCAGTAAATTCACCTGCCTCAGCACTCATACCTACAGCAGCAGTAAGCAATCGCTCAGTAGGAAATCCTTTTTCACGAAGTTCAAGGAGACGATCGATGAAAGGTGTGTGTTCTTTACTAGGATTAGAGGTAGTGGCATTAACGAACTCAACATACTTGTTCAAATCAATAGTCATTAGAATTTAAATCCTTCGAATGTTTTTTTGGGTTTCTTTTCTTCATAATCATACTCTTCATCCTTTCCGTTGTCAAGAATATCTTGTTGAGCAGATTGTTCGCAATCATAAAGACGCATTTTAGCACGATCAATACCAATCACAAAACGCTTATGAATGGTAGGATCATTATAGCGATTCTTAAGTTGTTTAACAAGAATCTGTCCAAGTCCTTCAAGTTCTTCTGTAGAAATCAAAGCAAACATCAAGTCAGCAGTAGCAGGCAAACCAAATGACTCTGAAGTATCGGTCAATTCCACATCAGAACTACTATTATGCGTGAGAATATCATTCGCATAGAACAGATGATTTCCAGACACTTCAATATCTACAAGTTCTCTTTCATCAAGTTCTTCAATTTTTAGAATTTTTTTCAATAACATTTTCAATTCAAAATAGCATAACGAACTCTATAAAAAGCAACTAATTGAGGATAAGTCATTTTTCCATATCCATCTTCAACAACTAATGTTTCTGTTCTAGCAGGAGTATAAGAAACCTCATAAAGAAACACCATCTTGTTATTTTCTTTGAGTTCCTTTACAAACTTCACAATCTCATCAAAGTTCTCACCCACAACCTTATAAGTTTTTGCTTCAACACTCTTTCGGTTATAAAGAGCAGTTGGTCCCAAAAGAAATCCATCAATATAATCTTTGATTTGATTTACATAACCAATCGTATTCTCTTTTAGATTTTCTGGTTCCTCTTCTTTAAAAAGTTCATAATTCTTTTTCATAGAGGAAAGTGAATTCTCTAACCACTCATCAAAATCAAAAGTGATACAATAGTTTTCTTCTGGAATGGGTTCATCTTCCCATTCAAACTTTTTGTTTTCTCCAAACTCTTGGATTTGATTGAAATGAGACACTAATGCCTTATGCGTGTCTTCATCCGTAATCGCAAGGTTTTCGTTGTATTCATAAGTTTTAGTCATTTTTTAATCCTCCCACAAACAAATCCTTTTTCAGTATAATTTTCATAATCCCAAATATCAACACATAAACATTCTACCACATTATTAATCCAAATAACACCTTTTCCATTTTCCCAACCATTCAATAAGTAAAGATTAATTTCTTCTTTTTTGATAAATTTTCTTTCTTTTAAATCTTTTTTATGTATCCAAGTTCTACCAGAAGAACATTCTGCTATTTTATTTTTATGTTCCTCTGTAAGTTTTTTCCCTCTTTTACTCTCTGCTATTTTATTTTTAGTTTCTTGTGAATGATTCGTATTGAATTTTGTGTATAAACCAAGAGAGTATCTATGCTTTTTAGTTTTTCTCATTTTTTCTTTTGATTGTGTAGAAAAACTTATTCCATAGTTCCACGCCCTACCATTTCTAATATTCTCTTCTATTTGTTCTTGATTTGCTCCGTGATAGTGTTTCTCATAATTACAAGTTTCATATCTCATATTATATCCACATCCATCCATACAATGAGATTTGTATTTACGGATATAATAATCTTCTTTCATTCTTGCTTCACTTTCATCAACTTCTTCTATCACCTCAATAGTAAAGTTTCTTTTACCATATTCAATAATAGCATCAGATAGAAGTTTATTTCCTTCGTGCCTTCCAAGAGTAATATGTTCTTGCAATCTTCTATCCAATTCATTTTTAGTCAATCCAACATAATACATATGCGGATTGACTGCTGTGTTGGTAATTAGATAAATCTTTACTTTCATATCAGTAAGTTATACTACTATTATTTATAAGAAGTATAACTTACACATACTATTCCTTCACATAAAGATACATACCCTCGTTTAGTCCGCCCTTGATATTCATTTCGCCCGTTTGAGTTGGAAATAAGTGCTCCTCACTACAAATGATTTCTTTACCATCTTCCAAAGTAATCTTATAAGATTTCTTTTTAGATTTTGGGAAGACATTTAGAACTTCATTATAACCAGTATTTGAAAGCAACAAATCTCCAACTTGAATATTTGAAAGTTCTTTCAGTCCTTGCGGTGTTTGAACTTGTGTTTTCAAATCCAAGCAATACCCTGAACGAGTAGTTTGAGTAGCACTTACAATCGGAACATTAAACTCAACAGCAAGTCCACGAAGTTCTTCGGCAATTGCTTTCACAAAAGTGTACGAATTAATATTTGCATTTCCACGATATCTGGAAGAAGAACAAATGTTAAGATAGTCAATAAAGATAATATCTGGTTTGAATGACTTCTTAAGAGCAAGTTCGTTAAGAAGAGATTTAAAATGTCCAGCATGAGCAGAAGCAGTTGGATATTCCTTAATAATCAAAGTGCCTTGAGTCTTCTTTGCCAGATTATTAACTTTATTTTCAAAAATTTGCTTAGGAAGATCAACGATGTCTTGAATAGGAACATTCAAGAGGTTTGCGTCAATTCTTTCAGCAATGCGTTCTTCTGCCATTTCCAGCGTAATGTACAAAACGTTCCTCCCTTGGAGCAAGACGGAGCTAGCAACATGGCACATGAATAGAGACTTGCCGACGCCCGTACCAGCAAGAGCGATATTAAGAGTTTTGTTAGGGATCCCACCTTTCGTGATTTTGTTAAAATATTCAAGATCAAATTCAATTTTATCCTCCTTTTTATGATATGATTCGTACCTTTGTTCATAATCTTGTAAGTAATCGTGTCCAATGTGAGTATCAAAACTCACAGAAAGAGCATCAGAAAGAATAGAAGGAATACTATCTCGATTTTTCTTTTCATCCTTACCATCAGCAATATGAATTGATTCCATAAGTGCCAAATAAATGGCACGATCACGACACCACTTTTCAGTACAATTTACTAACCAGTTAAATTCAACTGAAATATCTTCGAGAGAAGAAATCAAATGAATAATCTCTTTAAAAGAAGTGTCATTGATGTCCTTACGTTTTTCTATCTCAATACAAAGAACTTCTTTGGTTGCTGGTTGATTATATTGCTCAACAAAAGAAAGTATTTCTTCAAATACAATCTTTTGGTTTTGATCTTCAAAATATTCAGATTTAATAAATGGTATAACTTTTCTGATGTATTGCTCATTATATAACAGGTTTCTAAGAATTAGAAACTCAACCTTCTCCATAACTAAATTCCTTTCGTGCGATTTCGTCCAATTTTTGCATTACTTCTTCGGTAAAATATACTTCAGGTTCTTTTAGAATCTGTTTAGCATAAAGTTTTTTACCATCAATCTCATAGCGTCCCGCTACGTTTTTCCAAAGTCCGCCAATCTCACCGAGTTCAAGAAGACCATAATATCGATCAAGACCACGCTCATCATAAAACAAACGAATCTCAACATCTTTGTTCTCCTTACTCAAACGCGATTTAGCAGTCTTAGCCTTGATAATATTTCCGACCACTTCCGTTCCATCCTTTTCTTTCTTTTTGCTGAGATAAATGATCGTACTTGCTGCGTATTTGAGTCCAGAACCTCCTCCCATTTCTTTAGTTGGTACGTAAGCTCCGATGACATCGTATGTATGATTTGTGACAATGAGCGGGACATTTGCTTGACCTAGTTTGAGTGTGAGCATTCGAAATGCACCTTTAATAAGTTGAGATTTAGTCATATCTCGAACTTCTTTTTCATTAAGTGCGTCAGTAATCTCTTTAGATGTAGAAAGCATACCCAAAGAGTCTAGCACAAACATACATGGTTTGCGATCTTCTACAGGTGCCTTCAAATACATATCTACTGCTTTAAGTGCCTTTGTACGGAACTCTTCAATAGTAACTACATTAACAACAACTAAACGAGATGTATCAACACCACGACTTTCTAGAAGAGATTTAGTGATAGCAGCCTCAGTGTCAAAGTAGAGACAGTAACCATCGGGATTAGAATCAAGAAAGTTCTTAACCACGGCGAGAGAGAAAAAAGTCTTTCCAGTAGAAGACTCTCCAGCAATAGCAGTAATCTTATTCCCAGATACACCGCCAAATATACTACCTGAGACCAATGCATTAAAAACGTATGAACCCGTATCAACATAAGTTTCCGTCTCTTCTATGTCTGATGCTAATTTAGTGTAGTCATCACCAATTTCTTTTACAATATCTTTAAGAAAATCCATGATTTTTCTCCTTATTCAAATAATTTATTTTATATGACCAAAGTTTAGTATATAACTTAGGATGAACATTTTTTAAAATTTCTATAATTATTTCCAATTCTTTTTTATTGATAGGTAAATACATCACACGAAAAAAGATTCCAAGGTTGCGGTTTTTTCTATTTTCCACCCAATAATATCAAGAATTGCCTTAAGTGGTTCTAGAAATGATTTTTCAAATTGTAATTCATAATCTATGTATCTGTCAAGATTTAACTCACTAGGAAACTCTTGTATGAATGAAATTACATTTTCATGAATAGTATTTGGTTTCTTAAGGTAAATAAATTTGATCTTTTCTCCATTTTGTATAAGAGAATATTTACTATTAAGTTTATTTTGTTTTATGTAATAATTAAAAAGAAGTGCTCCCCTAACATGAATGGGAGTTCCTTTAATATAAATGTCAGAATGTGAGGCATATTTCTGAACATCAGAAGCAGAACGTGGAAATGAAATTTCTTCAGGAGAAAGACTTATAAATTTATTGCGAGATTCCTCAATAAATTTAATCATATCATCTTCGCTACCACTCATCATAAGATTGAAAGATTCCTTTAGCATCTTACGACAAGGAGATGGAGTAGAAGATTTAATTGCTTCAATTCCTTTGATTTTAAGTTTAGGAGATTCATAACGAACTCCTTCACTATCCCATACACTTAAAATATATCTCTTCTTCGCAGTCCAAATACCACGCTCAGCAATACACTCACGTTTCATAAACATTTTTTGATCGTAAGCATTCACGTATTCCGCCAATTCTTGGTAAGAATTTTCAATATACTTTTCAAGTTCCATAGAACAGATCTTATCAAGGAACGAGACAACGCTTTCAGTAGTTTTTTCTCTTCCTTTGTATACAGTTTCAACCAAAGGACCCATATTAATATAAAGAGAATCAGTATCTGAAGCAATAACATAATCTTCACCATCAGTTTTAAGAATTTTGTTGAGATATGAATTCATTTTATTCATAATCCACTGAATTGATACTTGCCCTGAAAAAGTAATTGCTTCAGCATTCGACAATTTATAGTAACGAAAATACTGATTACCAATAGCACCATAGGCAGAGTTGAGTTGAATCTTTCGTGCCATCTGAATGTTATTACAGCGAGCAATCTCTTTAATCAATTGCTTGTTCTTCGTTTTTTCATATTCTTGTTCAGCAGCAAGCATCTTCTTTTTAAAGATTACACGTTCATTGTAAATCTTTTCCATTAATTCTGGAAGAAAACCACGAACATCTTTACGATACATTGCACCATTTGCACAAATTGCATAATCTTTATACATCTCAAAAGTAAGTTCTTGATTCAGAATCTTATCTACATTGACTGTTGGATGTTTTTCTTCAACCAATGTTTCGGGAGAAATATTGTATTGCATAATCAGGTGAGGGTATAGTGAGTTCAAGTCAAAACTCACAACCCAATCGTAAAGTCCAGGAATTGGTTCTTTTACATAGGCACCAGCATATTTTTCATCCTTACGTTCTTTATTTCGTGGAGGAATTACAATGTTTCTTTTCTTGAGGTATGTGTAGATAATATTGTCCCACATGCGAACTTGATAAAACACATCGGCATAATTTACCTTTGCGTCATATGCCATAGTAAGAGCAAGTTCAATCAGTTTCATCTTGTCTTCTAGTTTATCGACAAGTTCTACGTCAATAATATTATACTCAATAAACTTCTGCCACCCTTTAGTGTAGAAATCTTTAAATGTATCAAATTCAGAGTGATCCAACTTTTTCTGCCCAAGTTCAACTTCGGCAATATAATCAAGACGATAGGACTCTTGAACTTTATAAGTAAACTTTTTATAAAGATCTAGATAATCAAGTTGAGTTAGTCCACCTACATCAAATGTCGTATGCTTTCGTCCATTAATAAAGATTTCTCCTTCAGTTACAAGTCCCCAGTTAGAAAAACGCTTCATTAGTTTCTCACCAAGAACACGATTCAGGCGCTTACAGATATAAGGAACGTCATACAACTGAATGTTCCATCCAGTAATCACATCAGGAACATCAACCATCCAATAGTTAATGAAATGATTGAGAAGTTCATACTCAGAAGGACAATGATAGTATGTTACATCCTTACGAGTGTTATTGAATGGTTTAACTCCCCATGTTGTAATCTTCTTAGTAGTGTAATCCTGAATACTAATGGATAAGATTTCTTCTGAGGCAGATTCTACATCTGGGAATCCACCTTCAGAAGCAACCTCAATATCTAGAGTTACAAGTTTGATTTTGCTAATGTCAAATTTGATTTCATCTTCTGGATATTTCTCCGAGATATACTGATAAATGTAACGATCATTTCCGTAAATTTCGAATCCATCTACATTTTCATACTTACTATAAAACTCACGACAGTCTTTAACTGTACCAGGATTTACCGGTTCAACTGCTTCGTCACTTAATGTTCTATATTTGGATTCTTTTTTAGTTTTTACATAAAGAGTTGGAAAAAACTCATCTCTTGTCTCAAATCTTTTTCCATTTTGTACACCGCGAACCAAAAACTGATTTCCAATCAATTGAACATTAGTATAAAAATTCATTCTTTAATCAAATCCTCGTATTTTTCAAGAAGTGTTGGAGTAGGATCGGCAAGAGTAAGAATCTTATCCGAACTCATCATAAATGTATCTTGTTTTGTAACTCCCATTAGAAAAGGTTCCAATGTTCTCGAAAGTCCTTCAATTTGTGGTTCTTTTATAAGAAATGGTTTAACTAATTTGCAGTCAGGTTCTCCAATATCAGCACCTATCTCTTCAATCTGACTGATCAAAATGCAATTATTAACTAAAAACAATATCTTAATCATTTTAGACAATACCTCCAATAACTCATATTTTAGCAATAAAAAAAGGAGGAGTCAACCTGGATTTTGCCAGGTGCTCCTCGCGCCGACGATATTCTTTTTTATTTAGTCGCCATTCCCACCACCATCACCAGCACCAGATCCAGGATTAATTGGAACTGCTCTACCAGCACCAACATTTGTGATTATAGATTTACCTCTTTTATTGGTACGATAAACTTTATGTGGTTTTGCTGCTGGATACGAAATTGTTTTTATTTCGTTAAAAAATTGGCGGAAAGATTTCATTTTTTATTTTTATTTAGAGATAGTCCTTTCGTGCGTGATGTTCTGGAACTATTTTCCCAAGTACGATCCGTAGAAGTCCGTCTTCGAATACAACCTCCCTGACTTCTGTGTCGTCGGATAAAGTCCACGCTCGTTTAAAACTTCTGCTAGCCACTCCCTTGTGGATAAACGTCCTATCCGATTCGGTATCTGCTTTTTGTCCTTCGACAAAAAGTTTTCCATACTCTGTGTATACATTTACTTCTCCTTTTTTGAATCCTGCAAGTGCAAGTTCCAGATGGGATTCAACATTATTTATTTGAATAAGATTATACGGCGGATAATTTGTAGTGGTTTCATGAAGATTAAATAAACGATCAAAGTATTCATCCATTCCAATGCTATTGCGAGTAATCTTGTCCATTAAGGATGAAAGATCCGCAGCAGTATACCTTGCGAGGTTAGTCATTATAGTAGCTCCTTTACAGCGAGTTTGTGTTTTGTGGATCCTTTTCGGCATCCAATACTAATTATACAAGAAACAAAAAAAGAGGTATCGGTAAAACCGAACCTCTTTTTAGGGTTTTCCGACTTTTGTAGAGACCGCACGAAAGTCTCAATAATATTTATTCGGTTTCTACTACTTTTCCTTTTTTACCAATATTATACTTTTGCTCTAGAATCCAATCACCCTTATCCTTATAAGAAAGAACTTTAATCTGATTGAGTGGAGCAATATCAGATACCCTGTCTTCTTTAACGATTGTAATCAATCCCCAATCAGCAAGAAGACGTGCAATACGATTGCGACGCTGAACATCATTTACAGTAAGATTTGCGTGCTTACCATCAAGTGCAAATAGTTCTTTAAAGTGGACAATGTAATATCTACCCTGCTTATGCAGAATATGGCAAGATTGATAAAGTTTTTTCTCCTTACGTGATGCAACTCCGATGCGGGTCAAAGTTTCACGAACTTTCAAAAAGTCATCAGGTTCATTAAGAATTACCTCCACCATTTGGTCCTGAGACCAATCAACAGTAGGTTCTACCGTAGTAGTCATTTTGATCCTCCAGTTTCAAGTCGTTTTTTAATAAAGTTAATTTGTTCTTTTGTCAGGATTTTCAGTGCTTGAGATGCCTTTTCATTACTATATCCATAATAACGTTTAACACATTCTAAGTCTGTGATTTTATCCTTACGGAGCCAGGGAGAAAATCTCTTCCGTTTCCTAAGACTATTTAGATAAAATGAATATTGCATATCTTTATCGAGATGATGATTCATATTCATTTCATTTGCAAATAAAATAGTATCAATTTGCCCCGACAAACATTTATTGATAATGAATGGAGAATATTCTTTTTTAAGTTCTGGGTCTTCTTCAATCAAATTTTCTTTCGTAAAGTTGATGGAATTCAACCAATCTTTAAGTTCCATTATCTTATAATTTCAATTTCATCATCATCAGTCCAAAGTTCTACTTTGGTCCTAAATCTATTTTCTTTTTTCAGTTTTTCATACCGTTTTGTTGCCTTCTTTTTCCACCAAAAAATAATATTTTCAAGATAAAATTTATCCCAATTAGGTCCACGAATGAGTTCTTCTTGTTCACCAAGAATTACTTCACGAACATTTGAGTAACCATACTCTGAGATATAAAATCTCTTCTTCTGCGTAAGATTAAAAGCAGTATCAATCACACAATTAAACTCATCAAGTTTCTCTTTATCTTGAAGAGAGTTTCGAATGATAGAAATCATCTTTGTCTGACGTTTCATCTTTTTAGATGATGCCTTGTTATCAGTCAACGGAGTATTATTATTCAAGTAAGTAAACCTATCATGGAGTTTATGAAATATTTCATCATGGAGAAGTGGAAGAAATTTACTTTCAGTAAGACCCTTATATCTAATGAAAGGTTTGAGTCCATCATATTGAGATGCATCTGTGGTAGAACCATAGAGAGAGGTAGTTTCAAAAAGAGCAATGTCTTTTTCAAATACTTCGTTAAGAGTCTCACGCGCAAAGTGAGAACAGCACATAAGTGCTAGAAGTTTTCCACCAAGATAGTTGTACCCAAAAGGTTGAGAAGGAACGATTACAAAACCCATCGCAGCGTGGCGATTAAAAATGGAAAGATCTGGAGTTTTACCCAACCATTCATTCCTAGGTTTTGAGTTGATTGTGGGAGAACCAAAGCGAATAAATCCAATAACCTTTTTCGTATTCTTCTCAAAAATAACCCAACGCAATTCTCTACCAGGAATATTTGACTCGTTATTATGCGAAGATACCACCTTAAGCAAGGTGTTGTAATATTCTTGCGGAAGTGCTTGTTGAAATCTATCTCCAACAAACTTGATATCAAACTCCATGTCATTAGGATGAATGTCTTCATTAAAGAACTCATCATGAAGAGGAACAATAGAGTTATTGGTTTTAATAACTTCTTTCTTTACAAAACGCAGATAATCTTCAATATTTCCCATGTTAGAGAAATACTGAATAAATTCATTTGCAGACCATTGTGCATCTTGTTCAGAAATAATCATCGGAATTCGCATTCACACATAATTTCAGTAAGTGCTGCTAAGAGGTTAATTTCTTGGTCAACCACGAACGCACATTGGTATTGATACTTAGCAATAACAAGAACGGCAGCAGGGATAGATTGGGGGAGTAAGCAATCATAAAGAGCGTCATAAACCCTGCGAAGAAGGTGAGAAGCATCGTTATCCAAGTTGGAGACCACCCACTTTCGGACTTCAGGAAAGTTTTTATCCTTGAGAAATTTAACAAGTTCATTTACAGAGATGTCAGAGAAAGATGCAAGAATGCCCGTGTCGATTTTTCCGCCCGTAGCGTACCTCTGACACTCGTTGAGAACACGTCTGAAATCAGGAAAGTGCTTTGATACAAGTTCCGCAAGGACTTTTTGATCATATTCAATTTTTTCTTGATCCAAAATCGTTTGGAGACGTTTAAAGAATGCTCCTGCAAGTTGTTGTTTCTGTTTCCCCTTGATTGTGAAATCGATGACTGCACATCGAGAATGGAGGGGTTCGATGATCTTGTTCTTGTAGTTGCAGGTGAAGATGAATCGGCAGTTGTTATAAAATGCCTCAATATTTGCCCGTAGTAAGAGTTGTACGTCGTTTCCTGTGTTATCAGCTTCATCGATAATGATGACTTTGTGTTTAGAAGATCCCGTAAGTGAGACGGTCGAAGCGAAGTTCTTTGCTTGGTTCCGTACAGTATCCAAGAAACGTCCTTCGTCGGATCCGTTGATGACATAATAATCTGCTCCTAATTCGTTACATAGTGCCTTTGCAATTGTAGTTTTACCAATACCAGGAGGTCCAGCAAGAAGAAGGTTTGGAATCTCGCCCTTTTCTACAAACTCCTTAAATGTTTTTTTAGTTTCATCAGGAAGAATACAATCGTCAATTACTTGAGGACGGTATTTTTCCGTGAGAAGAAATTCACTTGCCATAATTTAATTTATCCACGAAGGTTTTCTTTCAGGCATTTTAAGGTAATTATCAGACACCCAAGGTTTGGATGCGATGTACCTTTTGTATGCTTCAAATGTATCAATAGTGTCGTCAAACTTCCACTCCTCAGGCATAGCACGAGCAAATGGAGTCACTTCTGTAATCTTACCCTTTGGAAACAAGTAATATGCCTCCACAAGAGTTTTATAACAGGAGTGAATTTTATTATACCGCAGGCAGTATTCATCAGACAAGTTCAATCCCCATTTGATTAACCAGTAGGCATTATGGATACTTTCCATTGCCCACTTGGTACAGGGATGATTGCGGAATGCTCCTTTCTCGGTCTTGTAGGGGGTTCCATCTGCCTTAGGAAGAGTGCCGTACCCATACCCCCATTTCTCTGATGCCACGATAGAGAGCATCTGACAGCACTCTAGAGGCATCTTAACAATGTGTTTGTCGGGGAGACAAATGGCACTCTCAGCAGGCCAAGGCGATGTAACGAATATATTCATCCGAAAGTAGAATCAGGTTCCAGAGCAATATAGTAGCATAGGTCGTGGTTCTTGGATTGGAACCGTGACAAAAGTTTTTGTGACACAATCACTTCATAAGTTCCAGGAAGGATCTTAATATTCTCCACCTTGAAGTTGAATACAAACTCACTGTCAGTTTCACCAACAACAATAGAAAAATCGTTGGAAGTATCATTCTTCTTATCACGGACAACCAGTTTCACAACACCTGCTTCACCAACAGCAGAAATGTCAGGAAGTTGATAAACAGCAGCTGCTTTTAGCAGTTTATCCATTTGCTCTGTAGACAGTTCAAAACAAACATCCTCGCTGGGAAGATTGATTGCTTTATCAGGAGGAGTAACAATCACACTAGGATCTGCAAAGAAATACTTGGATCGCATCTTACCTTCACGAATGACAACATAACCATCATTCTCAAAGTCCAATTCAGGTGCTTTATGAAGACCAAGACCATTCAAGAACTGATTCAGATCATAAATTCCAAAATCCTTAGGAAATTGTTCGGTAATCGTTGCTTCAGCAAGGATGTTTTTCATCACACTAATTGTTCGAAGTTTGTTTCCTTCCTTAAAAAGAATAGATTGATTGATGCCAGAAAAGTTCTTGAGAACCGAAAGAGTTTTATCGGATAGTTTCATAATAATCAGCGAAATTCAGAGAGACCATTTTCTTGACGATTATAGTGTCCGTCAAAGTGGAGAAGCAACATAGCATAGTGAATAACTTTCATCAAATCACGTTTGCTACGACCATCCTTATCTCCATAGCGAGAACCATATTTGATGATGTTTGCTTGACAGAAAGCAGAAGCAAGTTCTTTTGCTGCCATCAAATCAATTGTTTGAACATCTTTGTAATCTTGTTGATGTCCGCAGTAGTGACTTCCATAAGTACTCGTCACATAGTCCTGAATGTCTTTCAGGATTTTATCTTCATTGTATTTCCAAAGATGATTAGTAGATTCACTCATAGTAATAGTAAAAGTTGATTCAGTCATAAAAAGAGGAGGCACTTTTTACCTCCTCATATTCTATCAGTTTGCTTGCCTATCGTCAATATATTGTTCAGTCCGTTCAGGTTGTGACGGCATTTGGAAATCAGCATCTACTTTATCATAAAGTTCAAGGAATGCTTGTTTGGTTTCATCATCAAAGCGGTTTACACACACTTGGATTGCCTTTGCTTTATCTTGGAAGATGCTATAGGCACGGATGATATGAACCAAACGGCGGGTACTGATGATTTCCTCAATACCACCATCATAAAATGTTTTACGAATAATGTCACTCCAATCAACCAACCGCTTGCAGAAATCACGGTCTTCCACGCCAAGATCCAGAGCAACGCCTTCAAGGATCTTCTGCTCGGTGGCAGGAGCAGGATAGGACTGCTCAAAGGTCACGGGGAAACGTTCCAGGAATGCCTCATTGAGCACGTTGGTGCCGATGAACCTACCGTCATCAGAACCCTTGCCCTTAGTGTTTGCGGTGGCAATCACGTTGAATCCAGCAGCGGGTTTGACCCAGCGACCAATCTTCTTCAGGAAGACACCTTTACCCTCCAGAATGGATTGGAGACACAAGATTTTGTTGGAAGCAAGGTCAATCTCATCAAGAAGAAGAATCGCGCCACGCTCCAGTGCCTCAATCACAGGACCATTATGCCAGGCAGTATTTCCATCAACAAGACGGAAACCTCCGATAAGATCGTCTTCATCAGTCTCAATAGTGATGTTAACACGAATCAATTCACGCTTAAGTTGAGCACACGCTTGCTCCACCGAGAACGTTTTACCGTTACCCGAAAGACCCGTAATGAACGTAGGGTAAAAGAGACGGGACTGAATAATCTTTTTAATATCGTTAAAGTTACCAAACTTGACGAAGGTATCATCTTTATCAGGAATAAGGTTTTGCTCTACAGGAGGAACCACGGCAGGTGCTTGGAAAGTACGTTCGATTTCTTCTACCTTTTGTTGAGTTACTTCAAGATTCCATTTACCACGACCGACTTTAAACGGTTCAAGTTTTTTAGTTACAGTCTGATAGTTAGAGTCATTCAGAGCACACCAAGCACGAATATCGGCACCAGTCACAGTGTTGCCGTAGAGTGCCTGAAGAGAAGTGCGGATGTAGTCGGAAGAGAGTGTCATTCGTTTGTTTTGTTTCAACCTAGTCATTATAAACGAAAAAGGGGTCCTCTTGTGACCCACATGGTCAGTTCGCTAACTGGTCGTCGAATTTCTCAAGTAAATCACTTCAATTCATAATCTGGATATTTTTCTCGAACTTTATCTCTAAATCTACCATTAAATGATGGAGGATTTAGTTCTCTTTTTTGGGTGATAATTTTATTGTTGTGATCAATATTTAAAAGTTTATCGATGTTGTCAGTTTTTTTCATGCTACCAATGAAATAAACTCACCAAGAACTTTTTTATTTAGTTTCTTAGTCTTCAAAGACTTGACAAAAGCAGATTTGATTTGTGCTTTGGTTGCACATTCATGAACATCAAACTCAGTGTCTTGAGCAAGTGCAGATGCAGACATACCAAAGTATGCATCATATCCAGAGTTGGTGATAGTAAAACTTTTCATTTTTTTCCAGTCACTTTGAATTTTTTCATACTGCTTATCAAGTTGCGAATGATAAAGTTGAATAAAACGACTTGCGTTACGGTTCTCAAGAACACGAATACCAATAAAGTTCATAGAAGAAAACTTATCCTTCAGGTTCTTCAGAAGAGCGTCAGTAAATGCATGATAACCATAACCAACACTATAGGTTGTTCCAAGTTTACGATCACGAAGAAATGTAGAACCAGGATAAGTATAACCAGTACCAAGAACAGGTTCTTTTGAGTAAGAACGACGAACTTCTTTGTGGTAAACAAGTTGATTTGCTTCACCATCAGTAAGAACAATACACTGAACTTTCTGAAGTTTGTTTTCTTTTTGGAACTTAGGAAGAATTTGATGCAGAGCAATCAATGATTCATTCAAAGGAGTTCCGGACAAAGACATACGATGAGAGAAAGTATAAGGAGAACTATAAGTCCTACCAAAGCAATAAGCAAGACGCCAGATGTTAAGCAGTTGATGCTCCAGTTCTTTACCAGAAACTTTGCTTGTGAGAATATTCATCATTGTGAATGTTTCATCTACAAGCAATAGATTTTCCTTTTTCTTATAGTGAGGAGTGCGATCAGCCGCAAGATACCTATCATTCTCATAATCATATTCTCCACGACGCCATTCATTAGTGAAAGCATATACTTCAAAGGGAATAGAAACCTTCTTGCAGAACCAAACGAGATTGAAGAGTTGCTTGCAAGTATCAAGCATCACATCTCCCATAGAACCACTCCAGTCCAGTACAAATACAAGACCATGATTCTTTCCATCAGGAAGTACGGAAACTTTCTTGAATAGATCTTCATTATACTTGTAAGTGTGAAGACGGGAGGTATCAAGAACTCCAGTACGAGCAGTTGATGCACGAGCATACTGATCTGCTGCTTTGCGACATTCAAACTCTTTCACTAGATAGTTGACTTCTTTCTGAGCAGAAGACTTGAACTTCCTAAACTCAGTATCAGATTCTTTATAAAGATTTGTTGGAGTAATATTTTTTTCTTGTGACCAATCATTATGAATTTTTTGTTGATGAGCAAATGAGTTGTCAATATCTTTATGAACTTCAGAATTCTTAGCAATTACGGTGTCAAGATTCAATTGAGGAACTTCTACATAGGTATTTTCATAAGGATCATTTCCCACAAGATCACGAATCTTTTCTTCTAGAGAATCTGCAGTGCGAACTTCAGGTTCATACTCATCACTAGAAGAATTTACTGGAGTTTGCTCTCCTTGAGCAGTTCCACCATAAGAACCATCATCCTCTTTTGGTTGTGGGTTATCACTCTCACCATCTTGTTCCGAAGAGGAGTCATTAGTCTCCACTATTTCATTGGCAGGAGACTGAGAGTTTCCTTGAGTTTCGTGCGTATCAAAATCAGAAACTTTTTGTTCTTGCTCTTTTTCTTTCTTACAATACTTATAAAGTTCTTCAGCAGCAATCAGAACATCGGCAAAAGTTTCTGTTGCAGAAATCAAATTGACAATTTCTGATTCTTCACCATCTTCAATAGGAATATAAGTATAATTTCCAATTTTGAAAAGAAGATTTGCACGGTCAGCAAGATTAAATTTAGAAATGTCTTCTTCTTTAATTTGAAAGAAGTCATCTTCGTTCAGTTCCTTATAACCATTGAAGAAAGTCTTAGCAAGACCTGCATACTTACGTTTCATTAATTTTTCAACGCGAACATCTTCTACAACGTTCACAAACTGAGCAGGAATCTTTACCGTATCTGTCCAATCCTCATCAGGTGTATAGAGAGCGTGACCGACCTCATGACCCACCAGAAGGTCATATACAAGACCACTTGCCTTCTCCCATAGAGGAAGCGTAAGAACACGAGTATGGACGTTGAAGCAGGCAGTAGAGACCTTCTTGTGCTCTACCACCAAATCTTCAGTGGCAAGCAGTTTGGCAAGTTGAGATTTGATTTCGTGACGAACAGGCATTAGTTTGTTGCGTATGAAATCATTATACAAAAAAAAGAGGCCTTGCGACCTCCTAGTGGACAGTTTGAAAAGTGTCTTATTACATTCCATACTTTTCAAAATCAGCTCGCGCATCTGCAGCTGCTTGCTTATGTTGATTTTGCCTATATTCTCCGGATTTCGATCTATTTTTTCTCGCCTGAGAAGTTGAATATTTTCTTTCAATAGGAGTATCTAATTTATCTGCCACAATTCTAAGGACATCTCCACGATCACCGCCAAGTCTTTTTGCTTGTCTTTCTATTTTTCCTCGATTCATTCTTTTAAATCCTTCGTCTAAAACTTCCCCACACCACTCTTCACTCATATTCATAAGAATTACTTCAGCACCTTCAACAGTTTCGGCATATCCTTCATCAAGAAGATGTGAAAGGATGTAGTCATATTCCTCTTTACTGAGAGCACGTCTTCTAGCAGTAGATGCTCCAAGAGTGCGCCCAAGAGCACCTCCAGCGGCAGTAAGAACTTGAGTGTGACGTTTAACACCTTTATGAGTAGCAACTCTTGCTTGCCTTGCCAGTCTAGAATCACTTGCTGTATTTAAAGCATCAATTCCAGTTTTAACTGCTTTACCTACAGTTTGAGCGGTTTTTTTAGTCAATTCAATATCCTGCTTGGCTTTCTTAACAGCACCGCCAAGAGCAGCTCCAAGTCTTCCAGCAATTCCCATTCTAGTTTGAGTTGGAGTTGAGGAAGATGCTGGTTGTTTTGCTTGTGCGGATGCAACAGCACCTTCTCTTTTCTTAATTACACCAGAAACTCCACCAGAAATACCACCTCTTACGGTTCCACCATATTTTTTAATAGCTGCTTTTGTGGTGCTTTGCGGTCTGCTTCCCTTAGGTCCAACTAAAATTTTATTTTTCTTATCTGCCATTTTTTGGAGGCGAGTTTGAGATGCCTCTTCCAAATAAGACTCCTCTACAATTTCATCAACCCAATCAACAAACTCATCTTCACCAAGTTCTTCAATTAGAATATCAATTCCATACTCATTCAGACCCATCTCATAGAAATACTCAGTAGCAATTTCAACCTCTTCACTAATATACTGAGGTTGATAAACAGAAATATATGCTTCTGAAAGATTGCGAATGTCTTTTGCGTCCATTGTTACAAATACTTTTTAGTTATTTATAAAAAAGAAGCGCCTCGGTGATGGAGACGCTTCTTAAGTGCTTGTCTTCGGGATTTTGCTTGTCGCAATGCTTGTGGTTTAAGTTTTCGTTTTTGCTGTTTACCGGAGTTGTGTTGCCAGTTTGGAGTGTTCATTATTCTTAAGAGGTTTAGACTATCATACGCGAAAAACCTTTGACTTTCTCAAACTTTATGACACTTTCAAATCTGTCCTCTAGACCAGTCTTATGAGAGATGACAAATATATTAGCATCTTTAATGACATAACGGATAATCTTAAGGAACTCTTCTGTTCCAAATCCATCAAGTGAAGAATCAAACACCTCATCCATAATCAAAAGATTTGTATTGACTGAGTTTTTCATTCTTGCAACTTCTCTCCAAGTAAAGAGTAATGCAAGGTCTATTCTCATTTTTTCACCTTCACTAAAAGAGGCATATGAGAAATCTTCATGAATTGGAGACTGGACGGTTTCGTTAAATTCCTCATCAAGAGTGAAGTTAATATAGAAATCCATCATCTGAAGATAACGGTTTACTTGCTGATTTATCAGCGGTAGATACTTCTTAATGATTTTGGATTTTACTCCACCGTCTTTAAGCAAACTATACGAAAAATCGTAATAGTTGATTGTGTCTTTTTTAGAAGCGAGTTCGTCGTATGTTGTTTTTAAGTTTTTATTGAAGGATTCTAACTTCTCATGTTCAGAATTTCGGTTTGCAAGTTGTTCGGTAATTTTTTGAATTTCCGATTCAAGATTTCGGATTTGTCTCCGCAATCCATTAATCTTAATATTGTTTTGAGAAATGCCATTCGTTAAGTTTGAAATCTCCTTCGATAGAGTATTGAATTGACGCTCTCGCTCCTCTTCCTCTTTAATTGCCTCTTCTAGTTCTTTATAACCAGATTGCAACTCCTTTGCTTTATCTTGAGCGTTCTTAATTCTATTTATTCTAAACTCTTCATCAATGGATTGTGTGCATGTAGGGCATACCGTATTCTCAGTAAAGAACTTATGTTCTTTTGTAATTGTGGATACTTTTTGAGAAATTTTTCCTTTAAGATTTCCTAGTTTACGAAGTTTTTCAGCATATCCAGTAATTGCATCTTGCTCACGAATAAGTGCTCTAAGAGGTTCTTCTACAGACTCATTTTCTTGCGTATATTGTTCAATTTCTTTATCCAAATCGGAAATTTTCCGATTATTATTGTTTATATTATCTTTTCCTCTATTTTCAAGTTCTTCAATAAATTCTTCCTGCATCTGAACTTTATCAAGAAGAGATTCTTTCTTAAGTTCAAGAGTTTTAATTTCATCTTTAATTGAACGAATCTTTTCTTTAATTACAACATTCATAGAAGAAAATATTTTAATATCAAGAAGATCCTCAATTACTTCTCTACGATGAGATGCAGGCAGTTGCATGAAAGGAACAAAAGTACTACTACCCAAAATCACGATTTGAGTAAAAGACTTGTAGTTCATCTTTAAAACATTTTGCTCTAACCACTTCTGCTGATCTATAGCTGCAGCAGACTGATCTAAAAGAGAGTCATCACGATAAATCTCAAAAATATTAGGTTTGATACCTCTCACCACTTTCCACGAAGTGCTTCCAATATCAAACTCAACCTCAACTCTACAATCCTTATCATTTACAGAATTGATGAGTTGAGGTTTATTAATTTTACGGAATGGTTTACCAAACAAAGAAAATGTTAGAGCATCAAGAACTGTACTTTTTCCCGCACCATTAGAACCAATAATGAGATTTGTTGAATTTTTTGTAAAATCAACCTCAGTTTCATGTTGTCCGGTAGAAAGAAAATTACGCCATTTTATAGTTTTAAATAAAATCATGAGTTACATTACTTGGAGGAATAACAATATCATTTGAGGTAATTACTGTATATTGATAATCATGAAGTTCGCAAGTTTTTATCATAACTTCATCTTCAATTTCAATTACATGCATTTCTGGATATCCATCATCTTCTAACATCATAGCATATCTAACTGCATCATCCTCCTCTTCAAACAGATAGAGAATATGATCACCATCATCGTTTAAAACGGAATATGCACCTTCAGTTTCTCTGCCGTTGATTGTTAGAATAAACATTAAACCATCTCACATGCCTCTTGATAAACTTCTTGCAATAGTTTTTGAACTAGTGATTTATCAAGATTTACTTCAGACTCCTCAATATATCTATTCAGAATTGAAAGTGTATCTTCAGATTCAAATACTTCGAAATTTTCAGATTCTTGAATATCAAAATTTTCAATTACCTTAAGTTCCGCAACATTAGATGTGTATAGTTTATCAATAAATTTTTCAAACTTTTTGGTGTCTGTTTTTTTACGAACAACTACTTTTACGATTTTATTCTCATATTCTCGTGTATCAAAAGTTTGATAGTTAGTATCTTCATAATAAATGTTATGAAACATTTTATAAGGATTATCAATAGATTCGTGATCTAAAGTTTCAGTATCAAAGATAGTAAACCCACGGGTATCACCTACGTCTGTCCAATAAATCTCATAAGGATTTCCTAGATAAAAGACTACTCCGTTATTCGATCTAGTGTGATAGTGTCCCGAATAGACCCTGGTGAACTTATCAAATAGTTTGCTTTCCAGACCATGCTCCATGACGATTTGTCTATTAACTCTAAATCCTTGGAGTTCAAGGTGCCCCATCGCACACTTGCAAGCAGTCTTTTTAATGAGTTTGAGAGTTTGCTCTTCATTTTCTTGATTAATCCAGGGTATAAAAAGTATAGGTAGTTTACCCAACATTACTTCTGTTGGTTCAGAATAAACGGTTACATTATCATATTCACGTAGAAGCAAATCTACTGCGTTTACATTATTAGTATTTTTATAATAAGCAGTATGATTTCCAACGATCGTATGAACTCGCACTCCCATTTCCTGGAGACGATCATAATAATTGTTTTTAGCCCAGGAAAGTGATGAAAAATCAATACCTTTACGACTATCAAATGTATCGCCCATATCAACAACTGTGGTAATCCCGTACTGTTCCAGCGTAGGGAAAAACACGTCATTATAGAACTTTAAAAAATAATCATGAAAAAGTTTTGAATTTTTTCTGGCACCAAAGTGCTGATCTGTGATGATTGCGACTTTCATTCAATAGCGAAGTTTAGAATGCACTGCGTCTTTAATCGAATTATAGTCGCTATAGTTGCTTCCGTCAATAGAGTTGTCCTCAAATACTTCAGAGTATCCAGAACGCTCAAGGATTTTGTTCTTGATTTCTAACTGACGCTTCTCTCTTTGAATACGACGAAGAAAAGCGTAGTGAATGATTTGAGTGAAGTAAGCAAAAGGATTCTGTGACTTCTCAGGATTGAAGTTGTGAATATACTGAACGCAGTTTTCAATACCATCGGAAATCATGTCTTCCTTAAACATATAGTTTACGAAGTTAGGTTTAAAGGAAAGATGATTTGCGATCTTCAGGAAACACTCTCCAATGTAGCGAGGAATGGGAGGTTTTGGTTTTCCTTGAATCTCTGCGATTTCTTTATCTTCGCGGTATTTAATCAATGCTGCAAGAAACTCTTTGTTATTGACGTAATGCTCTGACCTCTTTCTTTTGGTCATGACTGCTGTGGTAATCATAAGTTTTTATCATTATTATGTATAAATTATACCATCTATAAAAATACTTGACAAGGTATTCAAAACCTTGTACAATTACCTTTGTCGAGGTTGAAAAGATTGATTTAGCTATTTTTATAAAGCTTTTCTAATATCTCCTTAGCATCATTAACATTAGCAAGATATCCCATTCTACGATTAATTTTAGAATGATTATTCCTATCTTTTACAGATTGACGAACATAAGATTGATACATCATAATTATTTCTATATCAGAAGATTCAGAGAGAGTTAATACATCATCAAGATTAATAATAAACATATCTTCTGTTGTTGTTTTTAACCATGGTTCTATTTTATATCCAACTGTTCCAGATCTACTTTTTATTTCATTAATAATAATTGGGTTTGTAATAATTAATAAGGTTTTATCTTCTTCTTCAGAAGCTGCTACTTTGGCAAAGATTTCTTCACCTGTTTTAAGTTTTAAAGTTGCATAAAAATCATCTTCTATCATTTTTCTTAAGTTGTATGGTGATTATTTCATAATTAAACTTTTCTTCGTTATAAATTTTAATTCTTTCTATCAAATGATTTAAAGTATAATTTTTTCTTGAATTATAAGTACAATCATCAGAAATATCATATAAGACTGCTTTTGTTTTGTTGTTACCTTTTCTTAGAACTCTTCCAATTGATTGTAAATTACGAATTCTAGACTTTGAAGGTGATGCAAAAATAACGTTATGTAAATTTTTAATGTTAATTCCTGTGCTAAATGTGCCGTATGATGCAACAATAATTGCATTGTTTTCTCTTTCTGCAATTTCTCTAACTAATTCTCTTTCCTCAGTATCAACTCCACCATGAATAAAAAATACTTTGCGATCACCTCGCTTAGTATTATTTATCTTTTCATATAAAACTGCTCCATGTGCTTCTACTCGTGAAAATAAAACAAGAGTATTTCCTTTTAAAGAAAGCGAAAGATTTGTAATAAACTTATTTCTTTGTTCATGTTGAATTAAATATTGAATTTCATCTTCATAAGTTTCAAACTTTTGTTGAGGATGTTTAAGAACAAGACAACGAATATCTAACTGAGAAATATGTCCTTGTTCCATCAGTTCATAAGTTCTGGTAACTTTATATGATGGACCAAACAATCCTTCTAAAACCCATTTATGAGTTTGAGTTCCATCAAGAGTTCCAGTAAATCCAAAACGATATTTTGCATGATGAAGTTTAGTCATAATGTCAATAAGTGACTTACTCTTAAATAAATGAGCTTCATCTCCTATAACTACTCCATAGTTTTCAAAGAATGAACGTTCTAACTTATAGACAGATTGCCAAGTTGTAATTGTTACCGAATGTTCGTTTGTTTTTTCTCTGCCAGAATAAATTTTATGACAATATGACTCAGCATCCCAACCATAATCTTGGAAATCCTTGTACATCTGCTCTACCAAAGATGTCGTTGGAACAACTAAGAGAATTTTTTCTCCTTTATCTACATAATACCTTACAAGGGAATAAATCATTAAGGATTTACCTGAGGCTGTGGGTGATATCAATAATTTTCTATTATGTCGTAGAGCATCGTATACTCCCTCTACTTGATACTCTCGTGGAGAATGAGCACAAATAGAAGACATATAATCTTTAACACCCTCATAAGAAATACCTTGATTTACTTCAAAAGGTAATCCATAGAATTTATTTTCTTTAAACTCATATGTATAGTTATGTAGAGTTAGTTTGTCAATGACTTTAGCCAACAAACCAGTGTAAATTTCTCCCGTGTGAGTACTTAAAAGTCTGATTTTTCCGTCCCAATGTCTACTTCTATATTGAGACATGAATTTTGCAGACTCAACTTCAAATGTAAAGTATGGTTGAAGTTCGTAAAGAATATGTGGTTCGCAATGAAGTTTTAAAAAAACTTCATTTTTCTTTTCAATAATTACGTCACTCATATCATTAATGATGCTATGAGTATTTATTTACCCCAGACCAGCATTAAAACGCATAAATTCTATGGAGTTTTTAATTTGATAGGTTCTATTTTGAATCATTTTCAAAATACTTTCAATATACACTAACATTGTATCGTAGTAATCAATCTTTAAACATACTGTAGAAAGTTTTTCATCTGCATCAAGATACTTTTGCATTGTATCTTTGTCGCGGATTTTTTTAGGAAAAGGATTTTCTACATATACATCAGGATCTGCTTTTCCAGAATAATATTCATAACGTTCGTGTCGAATATTTCTTTTTTGCTGCTCTGCTTTTTTCCTGAGTAGAAAAATTGTATTATAAAGATCAAAATATTTTGCATGAAGTATTGGGATATTCAAAGATTCTGTATGAAGATTATCTATATCTATCTTTGAATCTTGCTCCCACATTTTTTGTATAGAATCAAGATCTAAAGTCATAAAGGATTTCCGCCAAGATCAACTATATTGTAAATAGTATACTTGAAACTAACATCTGCTGTAAAGTATTGTATATCTGTATTTGTGGCATCAAAGATTAAAGTTGACAATGAATATGGAAATAAATCTTTAAAAACAATTTGAAAATTTGGTATCTGACTACTAGTTAAAACTTGTAAAGTTCCATCAGAATATATGTTTTGTCTATCTTTTGGATAATTTGCTTGAATTTGTCCAGATTTTTCTAAATCCTCAAATTGACTTAACCTTTCTGGAAATCCAAGACCCCGAATCCAATTTTGAATTTGCATGTAATTTTCAAGATTTTCATCTACCAAAAATCTTAAATTTAAATCACCAAATTCTATAATGTCACCTGGAGTTGGCAACATTTTAGTATAAGATGGTTGTGTAGCTACTCCAAGATTTAAATCAGGAATATTAGCTTCATTACAAAAAAAACCAACCTTTGGAGTTCTTGTAAGAGTAAATTTAAATCCTGTTGGTGATAAAAAATTTCTATTCTCTATTTGTCCTACTGTCATCTTTTTTTAAATATTTAGATAAAAAAAGAGGACCCCGAAGGATCCTCTGTATTTCTTATGTGAAATAGATTACATAAGATTTTTCACCGCAACTCTTCTGTAGTAACGGTTAGAGTTGACTTGGAGACGACCAAGACCCTGATCAAGACCCTCAGCGAATGGGTTAGCAACAAGACCATAGCGGGTCTTAAAGCCAATCTTGGGTTGGAAGCTGTTCTCACCAACGGCACGTACCATTTGGAGAGGAACATAAGGACAATAGAAGAGTCCAGCGTCATAAGGTGATGAACCCTTATAACCTACAACATAATACTGATTGCCAGGAGATGCATTACCTGAAGTGAGGTTAGCAGCATATGGGTCAATGTAGACACGGAATTTGCCCATGAGAGTACCAGCAAAGGTGTTGCCGGTGTCGTCTACGTTGAGGTTTGCGTTGAGTGCAGGGGTGTAGTCGAGAACACCAGCCATGGTCAGTGCTGAAGCAACGTCAGCAGAGCACATGATGATGTTACCCTTTCCTCTACGAGTTCTCTGAGCGATAGCGTTAGCATCACGCTCAATTTGGAACAGAAGACCCTTGAACTTCTCAACAGACCAACGACCATTGGAGTCGATGTCTAGGTCAAAGATACCAGCAGTTGCAACGTTCTGAACAGCACCTTGCTCAGCAACTTTATAGATGGTACGAATAACTTCGCGGTTGATCTCAGCAAGAATCTCAGTTGAGAGAATGTTTGCGAGTTCCGCTTCAGCATTCAGTCCATGAATTGCCTTGAGGTCCTGAGCGAGTTCGAGTGAATACTCAGCTTTCAGAGCGCGTGACTTTGCAGTAACAGTGACTTTCTCGATTGAGAATGCCATCTGGTTGAACTGGTCACCATTTACGCCATCGCCAAGTGCTTCTGCATCACCAGTTGGCATACCTTGACCAACGTTATAAGCAGTTTGACTGCCAGCACCACCGACTGGGTTGAGGACTGATGGATTAGAACCTGTTTGTGCAGTCGTACCAATACCAGCAGCAGTGCTACCGAATCCAACAACATCAAATGCTGAGTTTTGACCAGAATATGCAGTATCTACTTCGTTGTAGAATGTTTCTGCTCCACTCTGATTGGTGTAGCGAGAACGCATTGCAAAGATGAGTCCTGTTGGACCACTCATTGGTTGAACGCCTGCGAGGTCATAAGCGACCAGGTTAGGCATTGAACGACGAATGAGTGAAATTAGAACGGGGTCAAAACCTGCGGTAGGACCACCAGCAGCAGCACTACCACCAAATCCTCCACCAAATCCAGCAGCATTGCCACTGTTTGTTGGTGATTCCATCAGGTTAGTAATACCACCTGAATTAAATGCTGACTCTTCTCTTAAGAATTTTTCTTGGTTTTCGAGCAGGACAGCGGTTACAGCTCTACGATGAGAATCTTTGATTGGATCAAGACCCTGATAGTCGAGAAGAGGTGCCCACTTTTCCTGCAGATGCTCGGAATGAAACATTTGCGTTTTACCTTTTTACTAAGTGTTTGTTTTTTGCGTTTGAATTATATTAAATTCAATTTTTTCTAAATCCTGAAAGTGTTCTCAGGTAAGCAGCCATTGCATCAGAAACTGGTTCTTGAACTGCTTCAGTGCTTTCCGAAAGAGTTTCAGTTTTAGCTGAAGGAGAAACTACTCTTGAAGGAAAATATGATTCCTTCAAAGTCTCCAGTTTTTCACGATATTCTGTTTCACTTTCAAACTCAACACTTTCGGCAAGTGAAGCGAGCTTGTCTTTCTGAGTGTCTGCAAGACCATCAGCGACCTGTTCAAAGATTCCATCAGCAACCGACTCTGCGAGACGCTTGTTTAGGGAAACATTCTTTTCGATTTGCTCGTTGAGTTTTGTCTCCATTTCATCAAGTTTTTCTACCATGCTCTCAAGCACATCATATTTATCTTCAGGGATTGATACATAATGTTCTTCAAAAAGACCTTTCATTCCTTGGAGGAATGATTCGGTCATTTCGGTCTTAAGACCTTGCTCAATGACGAGTGCATTTTCTTGCATCCACTCGTCAGCAACATACTCTAGATAAGCATCTACACGCTCGCTGAGTTCTAATTTAATTTCTTCAACTTCCTCAGCAAGAGCAACTGCATATTGCTCCTCAAGTGCTTCCTGAATATCAGAAACCTTGGAGCGAAGAGCAGCTTCAAAGATAGTGCGTGCTTTTTCTTGGAACTCTTCGGAGAGTTCTTCACCTTCTAGAAGAGCATTGACATCTTCTTCAATGTCAAACTCTTCTTCCATTTTCTTTTTCTTACCACCCTCTTCTTCCTCTTCTTCTTCGCCTTCCTCTTCTTCCTCTTCTTCCTCTTCCTTATGCTTAGCTTCTACAAGTTCTTCGTCCTCATCACTTTCTTCATCGATTAAATCTTCATCATCCAGTTCTTCTTCTTCTTTCATACCCTTCATTGCTTCCGCAGACTTAGCTCCCTTATTTACAACATCTTTAACTTGCTTAAGAGTTGCTCCTGGGGTTTTAAGTTTTGCTGAGTCATCATCTGGACGATAGTTGGAAGGATCTGGACCACCAAGATCTTCCCAACCTGCGGTTTGACCATCAGGAATACCTGTAGTTAGTTTTGGCATCGCATCCGCTGCTTTAGCATTAGCATTAACAGCGGTTCTGGATTGCTTAGTGCCTACTTCCATTTCTTGTAAATCTCCACGAGACATTTGAACTCTCCGTTTAACCTTTAGTTATAAACTATATTTATTTATAATTTAATAAATTACAATGAGTTTAAAAACTCATTAAAAAGTGATAATTTATATTCCTCAAGAATTCTTTGATCAACTAAGTTATTTATTTTAATTTTTGTATTCTCTGCTACTCTTTCTTTTAGAATTCCACCATCCCAACACCACTCTTTACCTTCCATAATTCCTTGAACAAAAGCATCAGGTGCTGAGGGGTCTGCAACAATGTCAGCAGCAGTTGCAAGCATAAAATCTTCGCCAACTTCTTTATATCCTTTATTATTTTCTCTTAGTGAACCAATACCACGAGAAGAAACGCCAAGACAAACACCTTCTTTAAGAAGTGATTCTGCAATCTTACCCATTGGAGTGGAAAGAATCTGTGCCTTACCAATAAAATTGTTTCCTTCTTGTGTAAGAGAAACAATCTTATGTGATACTCTGTCAAGATTTACAGTAGGGCCATCAGGATGTCCTAGTTCTCCAAGAGCACGACCCTTATCTACATACTGCTCAGTATATCTTTTTACTTCACGCTCCATAATGGACATAGGATACATACGTCCATTACGATTGACGCATTCTGCCTGTAAAAAAGGACCCTGAATGTAGAGTTTTTGGTTAGTACCTTTTCCTTCAGTAATAACTTCTACCTTTTCGATTTCTTCTGTGATGAGTTTCATTATGCTTGACCTGTGATTTGTACTTGTTGGTAATAAAGAGTTCCTGAACCTGCTCCATAAGCAGAAACTTTATTTGAAATTGATATTGTTGCATCTAAAGGTGCAAATGCAGTTACAATTCCACTTGAATTATTAGCAACGGTCATTCTAGTTTGATAATATCCATTTACTCCTGCAGAAGTATCAACCGATAATACTTCTTTATGAGTAAAATCGTAATAAGATTGACCACTTGCACTTAATGTTACATAATCACCAACACCAAATGGAACTTGAGTACCTTCTGGGACAGTAACAATTGTTGTTGTTCCAGTCGTCACTCCAACAACACGATTCGATGCTTTGGTAAGAGCAAGTGTTGCAGTTCCACCTGAAGGAATATAATAATCAGTATTTGTAGCAGAAGGAGTTCCTACTCCAATTTTGACATATGCACCTGCACCTTCAGCAACAACTCTCAGAACACTTGATTGAACTGTAAAAGAGTTTGCCGATGTTGTTGCAGTGCCTGCTGAAAATGTAAATGAGGAACCAACCCCAACTGGTCTATGAGCCATTATTTTAAATATACACTTTTAGTTATTTATTATTTAATAAATCTCTCTCCACTGAAGAGCAGCAGCAACGTTAGCAGTAGCATTACCTGTAGTAGTAATGGTTCTTACAGCAAGCACATAAATTTCAGAGTTTGATGAATCAATATTTTGAACAATGATATTTTTCTTTGCAGCACTTAATGCTCCAGAAGCAACTGGTGAAAGTGAGTTTTGTGATGCGCCAGAAGGAACATAGCCCGATGCAAATTCATCACCATCACTATAAGTTGTAGCATCCACACAATATTCAACTCCACTATTGGCAGAGGCAGAAGTCCAAGTTAAAGTTCCAGCATTGCTCAAATAAGCAGAACTTGGAAGTTTCACGACCCTATAAATGATACTATTTGTTTCACAATGTATTGAAAGGTTATTTAACCTTACTGATATTCTATTTGGATATCCTTGGAACGTATTTTTGAGACGAATTGCGATCAATGGAAGTTCAGTTCCTGCTGGTGTTGGAGTTGTTCTTGATGTGGTCATTGTAACAGCAAAGTCAATACCACTTTCTACATATCCACCTTCCGACATTACAGAAGAACAGATTTGATCAAAAGATGCTCCAATACCAACACCAGTGTTTCTAATTTCACAACGAACTGGTAAATTTGGATTGGCAATATAAACAGTTGCTAGATTGTTAGAGTGGTAAAATTCGTGTGCTGTGATAAGTTGTCCATTATGAGCAAAACCACAACGAACTCTACCAACACCTAACCACTGGAAATCTATAAACGCAAGTTGAGTTTTTGTGACATCTAAATCAAATCCAGATGTTCCTGTACCATCACACTTGTCTCTGTTCCATTGTGATTGTGGAATTCTGGTTTCTGTTGCAATTCCACTTGTAAAAGATCTAATTACCCAGTTGAGAGTTCCAATATCAGGGTTTACCCCATCTGAGGTATTAATTCCAACTTGCTCAAGATAGATTCCATCTCTATCATCAAAATATCCCGTTCTTTTCGTTGCGTTTTGTTGAGGGGCATAAAAGTTAAAAGAACTAAAAATTAATTGCCCTTTTCCTGGTTGATAATGATGATAAAATTTTGTTTGGTGAATACAAGACGCTGTAGATCCAATCCCAGTTTGTAATCTTGCTGCTGCCTGGTTTTGGAAGAACGTTACCGTTGAACCTGCCCCAGAAACACTATCTAAAAAGTTTGGGTCAATAGCATAAACGTGCTTATAGTCACCAAGAGTAAATAATTCAGAAACTCTTGCTCTACCAAATGCATCAACAGCATTTGTATCTGGATTGATAGTTATAAGAGTTTCAGAAGAAATTCCAACCGTTCCCGTAACTGGAAATGGATTTTGTGGACTAATTATTCGACCATCGCTTGATGCAACACCTACAACTTCAAATAGAGATCTTTCCTGATTAAGATAATCTTGAGTTGTTATATTCCACTGAGCCATTTATCAATCAATCCATTCTAATTTTGATGGGTGGTATCTTTGTGCGTTTTTGATGTTTAAATTTTTTTCCATTACAGGATAAATTTGATGAACAACTGCTCCTGGATAGTCTAGTTGTAATTGCTCACCAAGTTCTCTAGTAGAAGGAATGCCAGTTTTAGTGACTAACTCCAAACGATATAAACTACCTTGCCACATTACATCGGCAACATATTCTTCACCAACTTGCTGTGGTTGTTCTGGTTCTGAGTTGATATAAAGATTTCCTGTGAAATCGCCAGCAATATTAACTGATTCTGAGATAAATTGCTTGAAGGATTTCATATCATTCCTCTTCTTGGTCGTCTTGTCCGAACATACTCATCGCTACCACTGGACGAAACGTATCAATTTTTTCTGCAGATTTCGCAAAAATAAGTTCTTTAATTTTATCGCTAATTTGAGAAGGAGATTCGTCAGTAGCAATCATATCTAAAAGATCATCCATTTTAATACCTAAGTAATTTTCTTTATTTATATCTCACCACCCTTGGGCATTTCTGCTACTTTTGCATTAACTTGAGTTTCTTTTCCTTGAGATTCTAAATCTGGTTCCATTACTGGTTGTCCCAAATCCATTTGAGAAGTTTGATCTAAAGGCATACCAGTCATAGGATCAACAGGTGCATTTGGATCCGGAATAATACCATCTGCAATTTCTTTTTTCATAATTTTGTCTTGTTCAATAATTTCCTCATCAGTTTGACGAAGAATCTTTCTCCTAAGATAATCTTGTGAAAAATATTTTCCAACATAAGGTTCTGCAATTTGAACCATATTTAATCTCTCATTTAATAGTTCAGAATCTTTTAATTCTGCAAAATGGTTATCATATAAGAAATTATATTGAATATGCTCTTCCATCATATTCCAGTCTTCTGGAGTAATGATATTTTTAAGAATTAATTGTGTCTTGAGCATATCATGGAACATATAAGAGAATCTTTTCCTCAATCGAGCAACAAATTTGCTAAATTTGACTTCATCACGAAGAATTTCTGATGATCTTCCAAGATTAAATCCACCATCTCCACCAATTCTTGTTGTAGGAACATTTAAAGATCTATAAAGTTTTTCTTGAAAATAATTAATATCTGTAATTTCGCCAAGATTCTGTCCACCAGGAAGTGTAGAAATTTCTGTTCCTCTTCCACCTTCTCTTCTTGGAAGCCAAAAATCTTCAAGCATCGCCATAAATTTCTTATCATCACGAATTTCTCCAGTGCTTGCGTCATAAACCATTTTATTTCTATAACGCATCATTACATCACGAAGATATTGTTCCGCTTTTACTTTAGGAAGATTTCCAACATCGATATAAAAAATTCTTCTTTCGGGAGCTCTTGATAATCTGTAAATAACAAGAGAATCTTCAATCATACGAAGTTGATTGAGAGATTTAATTGCTTTGTGGAGATATGATAGAGTCGATCCTTTATTACGATCTACAAGTCCAGAAGTACAATAGGTTATTGAATCTCTAGTAAATTTAATTCCACCAGTTCCACCCAAAGAAGCTGGATTACTGGTTGGATAAGTCATTTTTGGATTATAAATGAAATATTCCTCAATTTGAGGAAATTCAAAATTCATAGGGTCATCTGAATTGACACCAGCCATCCTATAAGTTCTTTTATCTTTTTCAGATTTTTTTTGTTGACGCACATATCGCATCTTCATTGCGTCAATATATCTTAATTCTTGAATTCCCAAGTGAGGGTTCTTCAAATCAATTACTTTATGATAATAAAGTCTTCCATCAACATACCAGTTTCTATAAATTTCATGAGATTTTTTGTCAAAATCCAAAAGTGAAAGAATATATTTAAATTCTTGCCTAATTTTATTTTTGATACCATCACTTGCATTCAGATTAGATAATTCAATTTCAATTGGAGTATCATTCGTATCACTAACAATAGCTTCGTTTACAATATCTTCAATGGCACTATCACATTCTGGGTGAAGTGCCATTTCACGATATCTTTTGATAAGATCAAATTCTGTTCTATAAACACCCTCAATATCTACATATGAACCAAAAAAACCACTGCTCAAGTAATAATCTGATTCGTCCTCTCTATTATCAGGAACAGGAGAAGCAATACTCGGAGACAGTGGTTCTGTATCTTCAATAGAAAATCCAAATAATTTTGCCATAATTTATTTTAGGTATTTTGACTATTTATTATTATCTTAAACGTGTCCAATATTGAACTTGGAAGTCAACAGTAAACTCTTCAATGGTATCAGTAGTATCATAAGATAAATCGATTGCAGAAATATTTGTTGGGAAAATATCATAAAACTGATATTCAGCAGCAACATCAAGTCCAGGACCAAAAGGAGGTTCTGCACCTACAGACCCACCAGTTGTTCCTGTAGCGCCACCTCTCTTTAGTTGTTTGACAATTGCATTCTGCATATAAACTTCAGGATTAGCAAAACCGCTTGCATCTCCATATTGTGCAATTGCTTGCATCCAATTTTCCATAGTATTTCTAATAGCAAAATCCTGGTCATTAATTACCGTAACTGTCCAAACATCAAATGTTCTATCTCCAGCAACTTTAAAAACTCTTCCTCTGAAAGGAACATCAATAGAAGCTATGGTTGAAGCTGGAAGAGCAGCTGATTTACAAAGAATGGAGAATTTATTATCTGCATAATTTGCATCTTTTTCAATAGCAGTTGGTAGTGTGAGATCCACTTGGAATAAATTGGGGCGAGCGCCGCCTCCAATAAGTGCTGATTTAAAATCCTGAATGTTGTGAGCCATTTTTAGTTCCTCCTTTTTTGTTTATTTTAAAATCAAACAGTACCAGCAACTTCTTCAAAACTTACACCTGTTCTGGTAGCAACAAAGGTAAGTGTGACATAATTAATTGATTTAGTTGGTTTCAGGAAGATGTCTGCTCTAAATTCATTGTTATCGATAACATCAGGAGTATTGTTTGAAGAATCACAAACTACCAGGAATCCATAAAGACCTCGTTTTGCCTGAACATCACGCAGATAAGGTTCAACAATATTTTTAAAGTTTGCTCTAGTGATTTCATCATTTAATTCAAAAAGTTGAGCTTGAGCACTTCTTTGAAGTGCCTGTTCAATAGTAAGGAATAGGCGACGTACATTAATGCGATCAAATGCAGATGCATAACCAAGACCAGTTTTATCTCCAAACAAGAGAGTTCCAACACCAGGTTGAGTTATAATTGAATTAACTCTGCTGGAATAAAGTCTATCTCTTTGTGCTTTATTTGGATTATATGCTAATTTTATTGCATTATTAAGTATTCCTCTTTGCTGTCCTGCTGGAGAGAACCAAGGATATGCAACAATATTTGTACGACACATAAGTCCAGCAACATCTGGGTTGCATGGAATGTACACAAATCTATTGTTAAATCTATCATAAGTGTACTTATATCCACTATCAAATACTGCATAAGAAGATGATGGCATTTGAGTGAAGAATCCAATTATATTATCAGTTTGAGTATTAGTGTTTGTAACACCAATAACATTTCCTCTATGTGGAGAAACAACTGCAATACAATCTTTTCTTTGCTCTGCAATTGAAACTAGATAATTTGCTTTAGTTTTGGATTCATCTTCATTTGCTAATCCAGGACCCATAATTAAATAATCTACTTCAATTTCATCTCTATTTTCAAATAGATCGTAGGAATTTAATAGATCACCAAGTAATGGAGTAAAACTTCCGGTTTCTCCATTTCCATTTTGCTTATAGTCATTTCCTCCACCTAATGTATATAATGCATTTCCAAGAGCACTAAAGACTTTATCTTGAGAAGGTTCATTCCACAATCCTTCAGTTTGTGAATAAGGTGAAAAATCTTCACTAAATCCAGTTGCAAAAATTTCTTCATTGTTTGATGCATCTGATGGATTATCTCCAACATAAACATAATTAGAATATTGTGCAAGATATTCTTTCCACCAAATTCTTTGTGGTGAATTTACTGCAGAAACTGCATCGCTTGCTTTTGATAGGAATAAGTGCTTCTCAAGAAGGTTTCCTTGGACACCTGTAATACTTCCGGTGTCGTCAAATATTGCCACATGGAGTGCATCATTTTTACCATTTCTATCAAGGACATACTTATTAGAAACTGGTTTCGGTGCAATTGATTTCCAATAAATTGATCCATTAAGTAGATCAATTCTTTGCTCATCATACCAGTCTTTTACATTTGAAGAAGAACTTCCAACAGTATTAACTCCAACAGCGCCAAGAACACCACCATCTTCAGTGAATCTTAAAGTATTTCCAGGTCTAATTGATGCTGCCTGGTTTCTCTCCTGATACGTAATAGGAATATCAGTGGAAGTTCCGGCTGCCACTCTAGAAACAATCTTAACATCTATTGCATCTGTTTGAACTCCAGTTATAATTCCTTTCAAATAACCATTAAATGAAGTTGTTACTCCAGGAATATTTTGATTGACTAAAGCAACAGTAACCCCAAGTCCAATGCCATTATCTGCTCTTGCAGTTAATGTCTGAGCAAATGTAGAACCAACAGTAATAATTTGATCCGCTTTATCGTCAATAATACAAACTTTTAGATCATTTGCCCAAGAACCAGGAGTTTTTGCTGAAAAAATGTAACTTGCAATATCATCAGCGTGAGATTCGTTATAATTATCAAAATTAGTAATTTTTAAAGTAGAATCACCTACTACAGATGTGCCGGATGTTGTGTAAATATCAGTAATATCAAGAGTGATAGAACCGGTTGTTGCCACACCCACTGTAGCGCCAATTTTAGTATTACTGATCGTAATGGTATCTGCGGTAGTAAATCCAACACCACCGTTAGTAATTAAAACTGATGAAAACTTTGCGTTTGCAATTCCATCTGTAGATGCAATACTAACCTTTAATATTGCACCTGTACCACTACCACTTGTACTATAATCCGTTTCAGTAAGAGTAAAATCTCCACCAACAGTGGTTCCAATACCTGTAGTTTCGTTGGTAACGTTATAAACGACAGTGGTATCAAATCCAGTTATCTCACCAGTTCTTGTTCTCTTTGCATTTGCATTTACAAGATAATCTCCATCAGTTCTTACTACTTTAAGAACTCCTCCATAAGTCAAATAAGAGGATGCGCTCATCCAGTATTCATACTGACCATCTAAAGTTAGTGGTTTTCCAAAATTGTTGATTAACTCTTGTTCAGTTGCAATATCAATTGGATAATCTACAGGTCCAATTGAAAAAGGTCCTGCAATTCCTCCAATATTATCTAAAACATTATCAGCTCTTCCTACTGTTAAATCAACCTCTCTGACGAGTACGCCTGGAGATAATTGAGGAGTCGCCATGTTTTTCTCCGTAAATCTCAGTTTAACTAAAAATTATTTATTAAAAATGTACTTTACGTGGAGAAAACGTGACGTGAATATTCACCAATCAGGATATTGCCATTGCAAAGTAGTTGATATATTTCTTTTCTTTGACTCAATAACTCTCTTTACCGTACATTCTTTACACTCATATGAAAAGGATGATGCAACAGGACCTCTATCTTTACGAGTTCTATAAAAACCATCAATTAAATTTTTGTCTTCACCACAAGTCCTGCATTTTCTATCTGTGAGTAGTAAATGCCCCAATTTGATTTGCTTATCCAAATCCATTATTGATATTCCCACATATATGCCATATCACCATATTCATCAACAAACCATCTATCACCATTTACATCAACAAAACTACTATCGTTTAATCCATCGGTTATAAAACCAAATGGTGCCATATCTTGTTCTATTTGATTTTTTTGTTCTTCATATAATCTTTTTCTAACATCTTGGTCAGTAAGTTCTTTGAAATAATCTTGTGCGACTAACCAAGCATAAATTACCAAACACATTGCCAAGTCATCATTACAACCTTCTTCTGCTTCAAATGAATTATGCTTTTGTATAAAAGTTGTAAGTTCACTCATAATATCGTAATCTTTAAAGAGAAGTTTATTCTCCTCAATCATAGTTTTTAGGTTAAGACATCCAACTTTTTTTACGGTTTTGGACATCTTTACTCCAAGTTGAGTTTTCTTTCCTGAAAAACCTTGTCCAACAATTTGACCTGCTCTTCCTCTCATAGAGCACATCAAAAGATTAGTATATTCCAAATCATAATGTATAATTGATGCTACTTGATCTCCAACATCATTAACTTCACATAAAATATATGCATTATTATAATTTTTTGCTACATCTACGATAATGCTTGGAAATAACATTGGTTTAATTTCATTATTTCTATATTTTGCAACTACCTGATGTGGAAATGTAGTAATATCGACTACAATAAATGCTGAATAATCATTACCAACTCCTCTAGCAACGTCCACTGAAATTAAATAATCATGGTTTTCCATAGAATCTTCATAAACATCCAACCCACCACTACTTGTTTTTGGATGATCATATACAAGTGCTCTAAGTTTTGATGGTGCTATTAAAGTATCTACTGACCCTAAAAACTCACATTCAAACTCAACTTTGAATTGATTTTCTGAAGTGTTTGCAATAGTCTGCTTCTTCCATTCTTCGTCTCTACCGGGAACTTCACTCCAATGAACGTCAGTATAAACATACTCATTTTTGCCTTTTTCTGCATCATGCCACATACGGTAGAAATGATTCATACCGTGCGGAGTTGAAACTATAATAACTTTAGTTTGTTTACCTGAAGTAATGGTAGGATATACTGATGCAAAGAACGAATCTGCAATATGATTTGGGACGAAAGCAAATTCGTCCAAGAATAAAATGTTAAATGACATTCCTCGGACAGCAGATGCAGATGTTGAAGCTGCAAGAATCTTAGAACCATTTTCAAGTTCAAGAGAACCTTTGTTCCAAGAAATAATACCTTGCTGCATCCACTTTGGAAGGTTTTCATAAGCAGTCTGTAACCTATCCAGAAGTTCTCTGGCTGTCGCTGCTTTATTTGCCAAGATACCAATATTTACGTTGTCATTAAAAACAGCATAATGCAAGAGAAAGGATACCACAGTCGTTGACTTACCAGTCTGTCTTGGCATCTTACAGATATTAAATCTGTGCTTATGAAAATTATTAATTAATTTCTCTTGAAAATGATATGGTTGAAATGGTTGTAATCCATGATCAAGAGTAACAATTTTTACATAATTTTTGGAAAAATAAACCGGATCATTCTGGCATTTGACAAACTCAAGAATTTGTTCTTGAGTAAATTCGTGAGTAGTATTTGCCTTTTTTAAAAGTGGATTACCAAGATATACATCATTATTTGCCATAACAAATTCCTAAAAAATTAATTACAATTCCAGCGTTTGCGTGCTGCCTTACCTCTTTCTCCAGTCCAACTTCTAGAACGACTACAGAAATTTCTTCTCCTTTTCCAGTCTGCCGAACCTGGTTTTAATTCTGAAGGAGGTGTGGTAACAGCAGTTTTAAGTTTTGAACCTTTATTTTCTCTTCGATATGCCTTTACTGCAGCACGACTCAAACCATCAGTTCTGTCTTGACGATTAATCCTTTGCCAGTCTTCATCAACCTCAACTTCTTCTCCCATTGGTTTTACATAATTTCTACTAGGACCAGGTTTTGCTGCACTTCCACCTTGAGGTCCAAATGCCTGGATTAAAGGTTGTCCTGGTTGAATTTCAGAGACGGAATGATAAACAACTATTGATCCTGGATAAACTTTTTGAAGTTCATCATTGATTTCTTTACGTGTTGGAAGTTTGACTTGAGGAAAAAACATTTTAAGAGAATAATATTTTCCTCTCCAATTTAAAGTTACTCCAATTACATTGCCAGTTTGTGCCTGAAGTCTTGTCGCTTCATCTACTTGAGATTTAAATCCTTTAATTGGTTCAGGTTTAATAATATCAACAACTTCTGCAAATGTATTTCCATTTGCATCCTCAATAGTAACATTTTCCGATTTTACGCAAGAACCTTTTTCAAATTTAGTAGTTCCTTTTTTTCTTTTATAACCTTTCCAACATGGACCACTTTCTCCTAGTTCTGATAAAATTTTATCTACTATGGATGGTTCGTATTCGGCATTTATGTTTCTAATATTAGTATCTCCAGGTCTCACCAAAGGCATTCTAGGTTCTTTTCTTTTTGATTGTGCCGCCTCTCTTTCTCCTTCAGTTGCACCTTGCTGAGAAAGATTTCTAATACTTGTAGAACGTTTAGATTTTCTAATATCTTTAGGATTTACTTCAAAACTTATTCCCTCTTCCATCTCTCCACTCGCAACATAGTCTGCAGCAGTATCAATATAATCTGCAGCCTTAGTAATTTTTGATTGAACCCATGCCTCAAGATCACCTTCGCCTTTACCAACTTTTGCTTTAAGTCTTTTTACTGCGTCCTCAATGGTCTTGAGTTCTGATCTTGCCATCGAATATTCTTCATCTTTCACAGATACTTTATCCCATGCTTTCTCTCCATAAGAACACTCAGATCTTGTTTCTCTTTTATCACATAAAGGACAGTATCTTTCTTCTTCGTGCATGGTTTCCTCCGATTTAGTTCCCCAGTTTGCAGCACCAACTTTACGGCATTTTACAAGTGCTCCAGATGCATATGCACTTGGCCATACATCATATTTAGACTTTACTTTATGATAGCAAGCATCTTTTTTACCGCTACCTTTACCTGGTTTATCTTTCACTTCTAGCAAATCCATTTCTTCTTTCCTTGTTTTTCTATCTGTTCTTACCATAGTTGGTTTAGCAGCACCAGATTTTTGTGGTTGATTTGGATCTTCTCTTCTCTTCGCTGCTCGTGCAGCAAGTCTTTCTGCTCTAGTCATCGAAGCACGCTTTTCGGATGATACGCATTTAGGAGTGGCAGTTTCTCCTTCTTCTCTAGCACAAGCATCTCCATCTACAACATCAACCCAACCTTTTTCGCCTTTTTTTGATTTGGACTTACCAAACCAATCACGAAGACCTTCTTCAGTTACATCTTTAAACTTTTTATGATGTTTTTTAGCGTCTGCTTCCATTTTTTTGAGACGAGTATAATAATCTGGAATTTCATCTAGATGCTGAAGAGCAATATCCATCGCTAACTCATGATCTTTTGTGTGTTCATGTTCAATAGGTTCGCCCATATCAAGTTGCTTTTGTATAAAAGAAACATCAAGACGATGCTTCTTTGCAATTTGCTCAACTGTTTTATGAGATTTGAGTTTATTCATTGATAAAATAGAACCTTTATTTATTTATTATTCCTGTTCTCCTTGCGATTGTTGCTTAAGAAGTTTTGCTAATTCTGCAGTTGATCCAACAAAAAGTGCATTGTTTACTGTTGTAGGTCCTTTTGTCGTCTCTTCTTCAACATCTTTTTTAATTTTATGTAGTGCCATAAGTTTTTCGGCAATTTCACTTGTGTTTTTGATTAACTGTCCAGCAACTTCATATGCTCTTGGCATCTCACTTTCTTGCGCTAATTCAAGAATACCATTAATTGCCTCTTGACCTTTTTCGACTAGAGAATATAAATTTCCTCTTGCATATTCATAATCTTTCTTGATATCATCAGCAGTTGATGCTAATTTTTCTATTTTTTCATCAACGGTTTGCTTTTCTATGGAAACTACTTCTCCATCTACATTAAAAGCATCATTTAATCCATCAAATTTTTTAGTCATTTTCATAACACAGAACCATTAAATCCAAAATCATCGCCTTCTTCGACTAAGATGTTGTCTGCCTCAGTAATGGATTTAATAGCAGTTCCTGAAAGATGAGATGCAATTGGTGTGTTATCTCTTCCTCTATCTACAGTTAACACATTTCCAGATTTAGATTTAACATAAATTTCTTCACCTTCAATATCCAAATAGGTGTCTATAAGAATAGAAGATGCATCATTGACAGTAATTAAAGTATCAGATATTGAAATGTCTTGTGTAAGATTTGTTAGTACTGTACCAGTATAATTTTTAATAGCCCTTGGTGTTGTTGAATAAACAATTTCTCTTGTTGGTGATGTAGCGGAATCTCCTGCAATATATCCAATGGTAGTCTTTTTGATAATATCTTTTGTTGCACTGATAACTGGACCAAACAAATATGTTTTTGCAGTAAATCTTAAAGTGTATATAAGAACTCTTCTTGTAGTAAAATCACCCTCATAATCATCCTGCATTGTTATATTTTCAAGAACCACAGGAATATCTCTTTTTTCATTAATAATGTCTACCAATTCAACTGTCATTGTATAGGCTGGTTGAAAATACGGAAGAATTTGTTCAACTATTTGAAGAGCATCATCATTTAACTTTGACATTATGCTTAGTTCAAATTGCATATTATATGGAACTGGTAAATATGTTTTTTTTACTTCTTTACCATCTTCTACAGATTTTGCAGTAAATGTCTGAGTTGTTGTTGCCTTTCTCGCTGAATCGTAAGTTAAACCTGTAAATTCAAATGACATCCTAGGTAATGTTATCTGAACTGGTTTATTCAAATCCGGCGATTGTTGAAGTCTTGCTAGAAATTTTTGTGTAGGTCCATATGCTAATGGAACTTTAATGACACTTGATATATCACCTGAATTATTTTTATGTTTAATAGTTATGTTGTTAAATAGAGAACCAAAAGCAACAACAGTGTTTCTTAAAATTTCGTGATAAAAATAATCAAACATATTGGTAACTTACAATACTACTATTTAACATAATTAAATTAATAACTAATATTTATAAGAATTATGGCATTCCAAATGGATTACTTTCACTAAAATCTATAATTTTATCTGCTTCTTCCTCAATTTCATCATTTGCAGAATATCCATCTTTAACAGTATATGTATCGATAAAACGCAAATAATGAGATGCGCTAGAAGCACTTCCCACAATATTTTCTCCCGGAATAAACTGACCATCAACTTTAGAAACCTCAAGTATATTAGTAACAGAGTTCCATGATCTAACTCTTGCAGTAACTCCACTTTGAGATCCAGTAACTACCTCATTAAATACAAAGTTTCCTGTAGAGTTTAATGCTGGATTTTGGATTGTTATTGATGGTGTTTGAGTATATCCAAGACCAGCATTTGTAATATAAATTGCAGTAATAGTTCCTGCTGTAGATACAACAGCAGTTGCTGCGGCTGATACTGTAGAAATTCCTGTAAATGTAATTGTTGGCGGATTTACATACCCAGATCCTCCATTAGTTACTGTAATAATACCAACAATTCCATTTCCAACAGTTGCGGTTGCAGTTGCTCCTTTTCCTCCACCACCGTAAATTTTTACACCAGGATTAACTGTATATCCATATCCGGCATTTACCACTTGAACATATTGAACAGACTTTGCAACCGGATTTGCATTATCATTACATACAACTATTCCACTGATCATTTGGGCAATTGCAGTCGCTGTTTTTCCGCCAGATGGAGCAGAGGAAATGCCAACACTAGGAACACTTGTGTATCCTCCACCACGATTTGTTACCGTAATGAATCTTACTCCGCCATTTACAATATTGGAAATTGCAGTTGCCGTAATTCCAACCCCAACCATAGTAAGTTTTTGTATATTTCCTGCAGCAGATAACCCATCTGTACTTCCACTTATATTGTCATCGATTTCTTCAACACTTGTATCAATAATTTCGTCTTCATATCTAAAGAGTTCACATCTTAACTCATATGTATATAATCCTTGGAGTTGATAAAAAGGTTTTTCGTGTTCAACATATTTAATTTCAAATAGACGGTCACCTAAAGGAAAATAAATTAAATCTCCCTCTTTTGGTCTAGATGATAATTTAATGTTAGGATGATTTGCGATTAAAGGAGAAATATAATTTTTAAATCTTTCTCTTGAAATTGTCAGTGTTATTTCATTAAGTGCTTGTATTCCAAATTTTGATAAAATTGTTGGATTATCAGAGTATCCTTCATAAGTATTTACGTATGCTTCAATTGGATAAGCACTATCAAAGGCAGATTCTATAACTTCTCTTATTACTTTTTTTTCTGTAATGTATTTTCTGGGCAAGTAATGAATTTCAACACCATACATTCTCAATTGCTCATTGATTAAGTCTTGTATTAAACCCTGTTCTGGTCTTGATCCGTTTAAAAAGAATGGATTTAACATAGATCTTAACCAATCATGTCTAGAGGTGGAAGTTCATAAGTATTTGACATTTTTTCCATTAAGATATCAATCTCTCTTTGAGCATCATCATACAATTGTCTTCCATTAAACTCTACTCCTCCAGGCAACTTAACTCCTGTAAATTTAATTAAATTTTGACCCCATTGCCTCTTTATCAATGCAGTTAAATAAGGTTTTAAAAATGAATCATTCCAAACTCTTGAATAATCATTTGGATCTAGTGTTGAATAACAATCAATTATAAAATATTGATTTGTTGTAACTGATCCCCAATCAATATCAAGATAAAGGCGATCTTGTCTTTTATTAAAACGTATCTGTTTTTGTGTATTAAGTAGAAAATCTAAATCTTCGAGATATGTTTTAACCATAGCATAACTCAATAGTTCAGTAGTTCCCCAGTAGTAAATATCATTTAAAAATAACTGATATTTAACGCTAAACATGTTATGAGTAATAGTATTAGCACCATCAAAAGTAAAAATTTTATTTACTCCAATAACATTTGGAGGAACCTGCAAATAATTACTATTTTCATAATATGAAAATGTAGTTGCCGTTCCTACTATATTTGTAGTTACCGTTGTAGTAGCTATTCCTGGCGAACCATCTAAGTTTGGTTTTGCTCTTCCCCTATCTATATCTTCTTGAGTTACTTTATACTTATAAAAAGTTGGGTAGACTCCATCAAAATGTCTTTCTTGAAAAAATTGAACAGCATCATCTACTAAATCTTCAATTTGCTCGTCGGCAACATTAATTTCTAAAACTGGATATCCCAATTTTCTTTTACAATAATCAATAAGTTCTTGTCTAGTAGATGGTTGTGCCATTATAGTTTTGATAAAACTTCTTGTTGTTTAAGATAAAGCTTTAAGTAAGATTTTGCGTAGTTCCGCAAAATATCAAAATCTTCTATACTATCTATATCTCTAGCAAGTTTTTCATATTCAAATGATTTATTCAAATCATCTAAGGTAATTTTATTTGGATCCATTTGATAAATTCCTTAATAAGTTTTTAATTTCATCCAAGTCATTTTTAATATCATTCATATCATTTTCTAAATTATCAATTCTCTTTTTTTCATTATCTTTCATTTGTTTTATTTTTATATAATTATTATAGTCATTCATATTTGTATTTAAAATAGCACTTGTTTTTGCATCTCTTATTAAATTTGGGTGACCTTCAACTTTTAAATATTTCATATCAAGCAAGTGCAATAACTCTAAAGTCTTTTACTCTTGGTGGAAAAGCTTGGTTTGTTCCTGATCCAATTAATTTAATACTGAAATATTTAAAGGGTGGAAGACTAGGCACAGTAAATTCATAATCTTTAAATACCAAATCACTGGAAATATATCCAATAGAATCGGTTTTAATCATTTTTTTATCTGAGGTTCCATCACTAAGTGATTCTGAAATAACAACTCCTTCATTCGTTAGATTTGAGTACCCAGGAAATGGATAATAAATTGTTTTTTCGTTAAGATTATTCTTAATAGAATATAATGCTCTCAAATCACTAAAAACATTGACATAAGCAGATACAATTACCTTTAAAGAAGTTGCAGGAATTTCTAATTGAATAATATTTGTTGCATACACAAAGGATGATGGATCTTCTGTTAAATTACTAACTCTATTATCTTCAGCATAATCCTGAATAGGACTATTGATTCTATTACTAGTAAATATCATAGAAACCCTATCCAAATCCACAACTGGTGACAAATAAGAATCTGAAGTTTCTAAAAATAAATCTATAGACATAGATTTATTTCCAGGAAGAGTAGTTAATCTCTCCGTCTCATTAATTTTTGAACAAATTAATCTTGGCGAATCAAAATAATTATTTTTGCTCAATTCAATATCAACAAATCCTTTATCCTCAAAAGAATTTTCTGTTCCATCAACACTAGTTCCGGAAATAGTTCTCATTCTTGAAGTTATGTTAGTTCCATTTAATATTGTAGTTTGTATATTTGGATTTGCAATTTCATATTGAATATTTTGAGTGGCATTTATAAAAGACCCACCAGTTGATTTTGTTTCATTTGAATAAAGTTTAGGAAAATTTGTTCCAATACTTCTATCGACTTGTCCATATGGAAGAGAACTTGTCTTTCCATCTTGTGAAGTATCTATTTTAATAGTATAATAATCAAAATCAATAGGATCTGAAACTTCAGCATCCTGAAGAGTATGTGTAGTATTAATCCTCCTCAAAGATATTCCATTTAATTCGTATTTGTAGATTGAAGTATTTTGAGTGTAAGAAGCAGATAATGTTTGATCAATTCCTCTAGTTATTCCAGTTAAAGAGTTGGAAGTAACTCCATCATAGGATATAATTTCATTTCCAATTAAAATATATCCTGGATTTGTAGTTCCAACTCCAACATTTTCAAATGTAGAGAAATTTGTTGTACTATCAACTAAAATGCTTGCAGTAGAAGTTCTATCATAATTAGATGTTAATTTTATCGGTGGCACATCACTTAAAACATTAGATATTCTTACAATGTTTTCTCCAGCGTGCATTCCATGATTTCTATGATTTACTTTTATATGCAATCCATCAGTTTCTGTTTGAATACCATCGGCAGGTATAAAAACATTTCCACCAACAGATTGATTTAAATTAGTAGTTATACCAGAATTATTAACATATTGTATTGTTTTTCCTACTCCTGTTGCAAAATCTCCCTGTACGTTATCAAGTATTAACTCATTTATTCCACTTAAATTAGAAACAGAAAGTTGTAAATTTCTACCAAGAGTTTCTGATCCAATTTGAGATGCTGTTAAAACATCACCAATAACATATCCAGTTCCTCCATTTAATATAGTTGCTCCAATCGCAACTCCATTTGAGATCGTAATATCTGCCGTTGCGTTTCTACCATTTCCTGTAATATTAGTTAATGTAATATTTGAATATGTGGCATTTCCGGTATAACCAATTCCAGAGTTTATAATATTTAAAGTTCCTGTCGCAATTCCAGCAGATGCAACATAATTTCCAGTTGCATTACTTCCTACTTGTAAAATTGTATTTCCTAAAGTAAGATTTGTGTCTTGCACTGTAGTCCCTAATCCCACTCTTATTCTTTTCGATGAAAACTCAAGTGGATTTGAAACTAGTGTTGCTATTTGTTTGTTTCCTAAACCTAATTCTGGGTTATAAAAACTAAAGTTTCCTTCGGTTTGTGTAAAATTTGCTCTATACAAGGTAAATTTTAAGTCTTCATATGGACTTTCATTCCAAGTTGAAGCATTTTGTGATTTAAAAAGACCTCCAGAAACTGGTTGCTTAGTCACAAAAATCTGTCTAGATTCTGGTCCTGACAAAGTTGTAACATCAACTTCACCAAGTCTAGAAACCCAAACATTATAATTTTGTGACTGAGAGAGTATTACAAGCGCATGAAATCTTTGTCCAAGCAAATATATTGGAGATGGAAAAGTAATTCTTGTTGGAACTGAAGCATCATTAAATGCCTTAATATCTTTTGGATCTATTACAACTTCACTAAATGGATAAACTTTTTGTGTAGGAAGACCAAGTTCCATTGGTCTAAGTTGAATAGTTACTGGTAAAGTTTCATCCTTTGATAAAAAATATAAATCAACAGAGGTAATAAAGGCTCCTTTTGGATTTTCAATATAAAATGATTGTGCTAATGGATCTATAACATTCATTTGACTATTCTTTATTATTCTTTATTTATTTTGCTTAAATATTATTTTTTATTTTTATTATTTTTATTATTGTTATTGTTGTTACTGCCGAAGGGATTTCCGCCAGTGAATCCCGATGGCAGTCCTCCAGAAGATGGGTTGTTTGGTTTGGTAGGTGCTGTAGATGGTTTGGCAGGCACAGTGTTATTACCTCCACCTCCACTGCCGAAGGGATTTCCGCCGGTGAATCCCGATGGTAGATTAGATCCTCCACTACTAGATATAGGAGTACGGACAATACTATTCATAAATTTATCGCCTGTTACGTTGTTATTTTTATTACTTCCTGGTGGTGGTTCATTAACTCTAGCCTTAGTTTCTCCAGATCCTATCCTTTCAGGTTGTACTGCAACTACTTGCCCAGTTCCAATTGTAGTTTTAGCTGAATTGTAAGCATTTCCTGTAGATACTTTTATATTATTATTGCTAGAATAAGAACTGTTATTAATTTGATTAACAATTCTTTTTTCTTGGGTTCTCGACATATTTTCATCAATTTTTTCGATAAGATCTTTTGAAACACCTCCTTTTCTTGCAAGGTCTTTTAATCTCTGCCTACCACTATCATCTAAATCTGGTTTATAATAATTGTAGTAAACTGTAGTTGGTAGTGTTGTGAGTGGTCCTGTGATGGGTGCTGGTAACTGTTGTGGTGTTGCTGCTGGTTGTGCTGCTGGTTGTGCTGCTGGTTGTGCTGCTGGTTGTGCTGCTGGTTCTGATGATGGTCTTGATGATGGTCTTGATGATGGTGCTGAAGGTGGAGGTGTTCCAGGACCAGGAATCATTGGTTCATCTTGAGGAGCTTCTATTCTAATTGGTCTAGAAACAATAACATTTTCTTGAACTGTATTTATCTTACCTTCGGAAACATACTTTTCTTCAGCACTAGTTGTATATGTACCAAATATTAATGAATTAGTATTACTGCTAGTTAATCTAAAAGTTTTACTACCACATTCAAATTTTGGATTAACATCTACATTTGGATTTGGAATAAAGAAAGAACCAAGAACCGCACCAGTGTCGTCAGTTATTAATTTAACATCTACAATAGTTGCTTCTGCTTGACTTGTTTGTCCTCTTAATTTCATTCCAATTGCAACATATCCACTAAATTGTCCTTGTGGTTGATTAGATAAACTATAAGTATCAATATTAAGAATAGATGATGTTGAAGAATATGATTCTGAAATATTAGTGGTAGAATTATATGGGTTTATTGTATAGACATCAGAAGGACTGTTGTATGTTCCATACTTATGATTTTGCTGAGCAACTCTAAAAGTTATTTTTGGTAATAATCCATTAGGATCATCAAAACTACCTATAACAGTTTCTCCTACCTGAAAAACACCGCTAATCATAGTAATTTCAAGTAATTTTGGTATAATATACTTATTAGTATCAATACCACCAAAGAATGAATAAACTTTTGTCAATGGTTTTAATCTTTTAGCGATAAATTCAATATTTCTAGATCTCATATATGGTATTAATCTAGTATTAAGAACTACATCTCCGAAAGAAGTTCTTTTTTCTGATACGGCCCAAGTATTTGTTGCTGCATCCCAAGTAGCTCCAGCAAACCCCGTTTGTGGATCAGATTGAAGAATTTTTTGTATTTCAGATTCTTCTCTATCAACAAAAATAGTATTTCCAGTAGATCTAGATTGGTCTACCCAAACATCGGATGATGGTTGTAGGAAAATGGTTCCCGTATAAAAATCGGTAGTATATGGGTTTACATTTACTGCTCTTGATGCATATGGTTGATCAATAATTATAGACTCTGTGTAATCTAATGTTACAAGTTGTCCAGTTCTTTTTACTCCACTTCCAATTAAACTAGTATCTGTTCTTGCATCTGCTAAAGGATTTGCTTCTGTTCCTAACCCAATGGAAGAATTTGTTCCAAGTAACAGATCAACTGATGTTGTAAAATGAGTTGGTCTTAATTCTAAGTTATTAGGATCAATAGAATTTTTATAAACTGTCAATCTATCTTGATTATCATTTGAAGTAAAATTATCAACAAAAAATCCACATTTAAATCTGTTGCGTTGATTATCATCTAATGTTGAAAAATTAGAAGCATTAACCTCAAGTAAAGAAAGCGAGGTGTAATATTCTAAATTTTCAATTCTATCTTCTAGTTTACCAATATCTGACATCCTATATCTTTTATGTTCCTTTAATTCAATATTAATTTCATTCACATTAATAAGATATGGTTGTAAATATGCAGTGGCAATTTCTAGAACATCTTCATTGATAATTGGTGGTTGAGGAGTTTCTGCAGGAGTTCCTATTTTTAATTGAAATCCGCCAGTTTTATCGATAAGAATTTTATCAATTCTTGGAAGATAGAACGAATATGATAAAAGAATCGATTCATCTGATGCTAAAACATTGGAAGCAGAATTTCCGGAAGATGTAAAATTCCTTGCTAAAAATTCAAATGGAGATCTTGAATTTAAAGACGGTGAAATAGTAGAAACTCTTGGTCTAATATCTAGAATATCTGAATTTCTTAAAGTAGTGTAAACACTTGGTATATTAGAATAATTAAATTGCTCATAAGAATTTACCGTTGTTATGTCACCAGTGTCCGATGCGGAAAAACTTGCAGATTCATAAACAATTTTTAATTTTCTTATGGGTTCTTTTGAGTTACTATTTCTAATAATCTTAGAATAGTCATAAATAGTTTCCTTTTGATTTGAATCGAAAGTAAAAGAAGAACTAATATCTTTATCTCCAGAATTTATAACAGAAATAAATGCAGTAATTCCAGATTCTCCAAATGTTACTTTTTCACCTTCAATAAAACTATTTGAATTCAAATTTACAAATCCTATCTGTAAATCATTAATTTTTTCTGCATATACTCCTAAAGATTGACTGCGTTCTCCAATAAAAGATTCTCCAATTAAAAGATCTCCAGTTTTATTGGTTGGACCATTTATAGAAGTTAAAACAATAGATGGGATGTTAGGATCGGTTACATCACTTGATTCAAATATACCATAAACACCTGTTACATCAGATTCAAGTAAACAAATTTCTTCATCATGTACTCTAGTACCATATGGATAGTTTCCATATGTAAGACCATCATTTAAGGTAGTGGCACCAACTCCAGATGCAGAATATATTGATTTATCAACAACTATAGATTTTATTCTATTTCTATTTTTAATTTTTGATTTTACATTGTTTTTTCTAAGAGTAGCAATTAATTTTGCAGATCCACTTCCAGAAATACCATTGATAGTTAATGAACTTGATCCAGGACCAAAAGAAAATTTATCTTCAGTTAATGTTTCTGTTTGACCACTGCTCATTATTAAAACATATCGTTCTTCATCGAATGGTAAAAATGTTTCATTTGTTCCGGCATTAATCACTCCAGTAGAACTAGAGGTAATAGTAACATCAAACTGTTTTCTTATTGTTAAACTAGAATTGGTTAAATCGACGTTTGATACATATTGTTTTGGAAGAATGGTGTATAAAGAATTATCCTCTGATGATTGCAATGTTGTGGTTATGATTTTAAAATCTGAAGGATTAATCTCAACTGTCGGAAGATCACCATTACAAACACCAACAACTGATGTAACACTACTAATTCCTAATGTTCTATCAGATACTGAGGTAATTTTGGCGTAACTAATTGTAGAAATTCCGGGATTAGAAAATGCTACTAGATTTCCTGTAGTTACAATTCCGGTAAAAATTACATTAGAAGAAGTTACTGTACTAATTCCACCAGATTCTGCAGTTATCTTCACTTGCCCAATAAGTCCAGAAGAACTCTGAATCGTATCTGCATTAAATGTATATGCAGTTCCAACTACACCATAAATTGATTTTACATCACTTATTCCATATTCTTTTATTGATTTAGTTACTCTAGTGTTCTCTACGCCATCAAAAATAAGTTTTTCTCCTAATGAAAATTTGCCGCTAGAACTATAAACTGTAACTGCTGTTCCTGCAGAAACATCATATCTAAGAAAACCTACAGCACCACTTTGCTTCCCTTTAATATGAGTAGGGGTATTTAAAGTTATTGGTTCATTTAATTGAATAGTTGTATATGGTTGTATATCATACAGAGTAATATCCCACTGATTTTCTTGTGGATTTGATGTGGTGTATGAACCAGATTCTAAAGCAAAGTCATATACTCTAGCAAGACCAATTTCATTTCCCGATTCAATATGAGAAGATACTCCTACTCTAGAGTCTCTTAAACTAACATAATAAGTAGTAGCAATGCTAACTATTGGTGAACCATAAACTCTGTTAAGTGTAATTGTAGATCCTGTAAAATAATTTATACTTTGATTTTCTAAAGTTTTCGTATTTCTTGGTTTAGGAAAATCTAAAAATGTTGGACTAATAGTTTCAATTTCAAATCCTCTCACATATGCTTTAAGTGGAGATATATTATAAGTTCCAAGATCTTCACTTGGAGTATTATTATTATATGTTAATTGATCTGAATTGAAGATACCATTATTCCCTAAAAAATTATTAAGAGTTTCTTGCGCCTTTACAATAGGGGGATTTACATAATAGTCTCCAGATTCATCAAATGTTCTTCTTGCAAATTCTTGCGATAATACATTATATTCCACCTTGCCTGAAATATTAACAAGTTTTCCTGCATTAATCTCTAATAATTGTACAAAATTATTAGTGTCAATTGAGTCTAAAGGTATTTGTTCTAATGTTGCAAAAATCGAAAATCTGTCTGCTCCAGGTGCTGCATAATTTGAGAATCCTTGAGAATTATCGTATAAAGAATCATCGTCATATGATGTTTTAATTTCTTCATATATTCTAAGACCTACTTTAGCACTTGGAACATTTGAATATGGGTCTAAGTATAAAATACTTGTAGGAACAGTTACAAAGTATCCTCTTAGAAAATATATTCCTTCTTCCAAATAAACTGCGGAACCTATGGATGTGCTATTTTGTGAGATTGTAGTTGCAAATCCTTCTCCTGTTCTAATTAAAATTTCTGAGGGATCCTCTTCATCTATGGTATTTGGATCTAATACTAAAATGTCTTGATCCAATAATAAGTTTTCGCCATCTATAAAAGTTTTTTGTGAATTATCTTGATTTCCTGAGGTTAAATATTTTACAAATAAAGTATTCTTACTTACACCGTTACCCGTTTTTAAATAACTTTCAATCGTAGCAGTAACACCACTCTGTTGACCTTTTATTTTTGTTCCCAATAAACTTTCAAGATAGATATCAGAAGGAAGTCCTTGATAATAATCATCTAAAATTACACTATTAAGATCATTTTTATAAACTATGTTTCCAGGAACAACTACAGAACCCTCTTTAAAAATATGATTTCCAAATTGTTCAATTTGATTTTGTAATATAGATTGTAATGTAGTTAATTCTCTTGCCTGGACTGGATATCCGGGTTTAAAAAGAACTTTATAATATTCGTTTTTAAAATCAAAGTCATCAAAATAAGGAGAGACATTAAGGTTTGTTTCTTGTGACATAGTGTTTAATCTTTAAAATTGCAAAATAACTTTGATATCTTCTTTTTGATTTGTAGACCTAGTTATTGACGGTCTATGATCAACATAAATTATATTTCCCGAATATTTTTTAACCTCAGGATTTGATATTCCTTTGGTAAAGGATTGTCCAAGATAGTATGTTCTACTATTTATTGAAGTGGATACACCACTAAAGGAAGTATCTATTCCCAAAACTACACTTCCACCAGTAATATTTAATGATCCTCCTGTTGAAAGAGAAGAGGTGAATCTATTTAAATTAAATCCATAAGTTGGAGAAGAATTTTGCGTTCCATCACTATTAAATCCAACTAAAGATTTATCTTGCCAATATTTTAGAACACCAGTATTCTTATCATAAGAAATTACTCTACCAACAGCGGTAGATGCAGTTCCAATAGTTTGTGTAATTCTAGAATCTGGAACAAAGGTTGCTGAATCATATCCATTTCCAGATAACTTAAGTGCATAAACTGCACTCGCTTTGTTTTCTACCAATAGAGAAGATGACCCATATACTTCAGGATTTTCAACAATTCCAATTCTAGAAATTTGATTTCCTGTTATAAAATCAGGATTTTCTGAATCATTTTCAATTCTAGAAAAAATTAAAACGTTTTTTGCTCCTAATTCTCTATAAATATCTGCTCCATGACCACCTTTTGGCGGAATAATCACATCAAAAGATGGCGTTGTAGACCCCGTAGGAACTCCACCAGAAACCAAATCAACCGTTCCATAAGTATACCCAGATCCACCCTTAGAAACAGTAATTGAATCTATTTTTGAGTCATTATTGACAATTATTGTAACCTCAGCTCCAGATCCATCACCTACAATAGGAACTTTTACATATGATCTATTAGGAGGTCCAACTTCAACTCCACGATTTGTAATTGTTACTACTTTTATTTGACCACTAGTTAATGCATTATCTCTTACTGTGGCATTGTCATCACTAGTTTCCCAATTCTTTGGAACAGGTATAAAATTAGCAGAATCAAATTTTATAATTTCACTAGGTTTAATTGTATACAAATATTTCCAAACATACCCGTCTCCACTATCTCCTGCGATTCTTGGTTCCAGATCTGTAAATGTAGGTTGATCTAAAGATGGTCTTCCTTCAGGGTTTTCTGGATCAGTTCCATTTTGAAGACAGATATAAACTCTATAATCTTCATTTATCACATAATAGTTTGCAGAATATAAACTAGTTGCTCCTGATGGTTTTGATGTATTAGTTCTACTAATATTATGGCGGTACATATCATATATTGTACCTGATGTCCAAACATTCTTTTTTACAACTTGATTTATATCACTAGGATAGATTTTTTTTAATCCAACCATTGTATCCCAATAATCATTCTCTTGATCAAAACTATCTTTAGGTGCTGGTGGATTAAAATCCCAATTTGAATCATAATCAGTAGGATTTGTCAGACCAACAAAGCAATAATAAGAATTTGTAGTAGAAGTTGCGGTCGCTACAAAGTTTTTTGCATTTAAAATTCTAAGTTGATCAGTTATTATTGCAGACATTTTGCAGTTTTTTATTTATTTATTAGATATATTTTGAATAATTAAGAGGATTATATCTTTCTACGATTGGTGATGTTGAAATTCCAACTAAACCATTATTATAAAATTCAAAATCTTTTGGATTTGATCTAAATGGAGCAGAAATTCTTCCCCAACTAAATTCTCCAAAAAATTCACTATAACCGGTTCCAACAAGACCATTATAATTTCTAACACTTACTGTTACTTTAGCAACATGTGTAATTCCTAACCCAGGAACACTTGTTTGGGCAATTGAAACTGCGGCAACTTGATATACATTATCTAAGAAAGAATTTCCAATTGAAACTATTGATCCATTTGATCTTAAAGAAGTGACACCATATCCAATATTTGAATTGTATACAACAAAATAATAACCAGTTTGAATTCCACTTACCGTTATTGCAGTGCCAACTATTGAAGAATCTCTTAGGAAGGAATCTTTGGGTATAACAAGATCAAATACAATTCCTGTAGATGCAACTCCCACAGACACTGTTGAAACTCCAGAAATAATTCCAAAATCTCCAGTATATGTAACTAATGAAATGTCTTCTACATAATCTGAAATTTTAGGATTTTCAATAATAACTATTGGCGGATTTGTTGATGTATATCCAAATCCAGAATTTGTAATACTAATAGAAGTAACAATTCCAGATGTAATTGATGAAGTTGCACTAGCTTTTTCATTGTTTACTCCAAATTCAAATGTTGTTGTTGCAATTCCAAGATTAGTAGTTGTAGTTCCAAGACCAACTTGACTAGATCCCAAAGAAACAACCACAGTTCCAGTAGGAACATATTCATTTTGAACTATCAATCCTGTAGTTATTCCTATTGTATTAATTCCAGTAACAATGTTTGTACTCACTCCAATTATACCTTCAGCAGATACAATCGAAACAAAATCTCCAACATCTATTGGATCAGCAAAAATAACTGTTGGAGCAGATATATAACCAATACCACCGTTTGTAATAGATATTGAAGTTATTGTGCCAGCAGTAGAGACTATTGCAGTAGCAGAAGCTCCAACAAGATTGTCTTGCGATACTATTCTAATCTTATTTTGTTTTAAAGAATTTTCTTTTGCACTATCAAAAAATGTTTTTACACTTTCAACAAAAATAACTGTAGATCCTATACCAACAGATTGTATAATTTTTGTATTTGGATAAATTAAAGGTTCATACCAAATTCTATCTTTTGTGATCGGTTTTCCATCAACAAATAAATCATCAGTTTGTTTACACCAAATTAATGGTCTAGTATAATTTGTATCAACATTTATTCCTGGTCCAGGATATGAATTGGTATCAATACTATCAATAGAGTTAACTGACATTACAATTCTCTCTTCTTCACTATAAGCAAAGTTATCATCATTTAATCTTACATTATCTCCAACTTTAATTGTCTCTAGAATATCAACATCAATAACATCAACAGAAGAAGTTCCTTGATAAAAAAGTATTTTTGAGGTATCTCCTGGTTTTGGAGCTTCTGTAAATGTAATATAACTTCCTCCATTAAATGTATATCCTTTACCGGGAACTTGTAATATATCATTTATGAATATTAATAATGTTGCTTGCACATCAATATTAGAACCTTTTTTGGATTTAATTGACCTAGGAGATCCATTCAATTTAATTTGAAATGATGTGGAATTTCCATCAAATAATTCATCGAAAGGATCAAGAACTAAAAGATTTCCCAAAGACCAACCAGAAAAACTATCTGAATATGTTCTATCTACAATAATTTGGAATTCATTAAATGTAATTTCAGACGAAGTGGGAATACCAACAGTTCCACCAACACCAACTGTTAAAATTTCTCCAGATTTATATCCATATCCAGTATTTTGAATTTCAAAATCAATTATACTAGATCCTTGTCCAACAACTATATTAATTCTAGCTTCAGTACCAATTCCAGCAGTAGAAGAAGAACTATATTTCAAAGGAATGTTAGAATAACTTAATGGAGAATCAAATACAACTATAGGTGGATTTGTAAAAGTATATCCAATGCCAGGATTTGTAATTGCAACACTTACTATGTTTCCATTTTGAACTGAAGCAATACCGACATATGTAATATTAATATCTTCTAGATCTTCTGTTTTAATACCAACTCTAACGGATTGAAGACCAGAACGATATCCAGATCCACTATTTCCAATAGAAATCGAAGAAACTGTTCCTAACCCAGAAATAATCGCAGTTCCTCCAGCAGAAACTAATGGTTGATATCCAAGACCTGGAGTAGAAGCAACTGAAATTATCACTCCACCTAAAGGAACATTAGCAGTGTTAATATCATATGATGTTGATGAAATTGACCCCGTAAATTGAATACTAGTGATTCCTACATTTTCTTTAAGAGTGTAATCTCCAATAGAACTAGTAGGAAAATAAAGTCCTTGTGGACCTTGGAAAATTTGATTAACTAATATTACAGAGTTATCTGATGAAATATCAGTTACATTGTTTCCATTTGATTTTAATGTAAATGAGGTTGAATAACCACTAAATCCCAATGAAATA